GATTTTAGTAAAAATACAAACACCAAGACAACTACCAATGTGCAGAATATCTGTAACACTGTTTCTGTAGAGACCATATGAATAAGGACTTACTTTAAAATCTTTAGATTCGTCTTTAAGATAATGATAAGTTTGAAGTAAGTTTTTTACTTCGCACTTCTTCACATTATCTATAAAGTAAGTACTTTTACTCATTCGTTTTGTTTTGTTTCCAACATATATTCTACCGTGTTTGCTACATCATTCATCGCATCACGAAGAAATGGCTGTTGTCCAGATTCTTGTTTACGAATAGGGCGAGAACTATCAGTCAATGTCCAGCGCCATTGTTTCATTGACTCACAATACCAGAGTTTAATGTTCATGCTTACTTTTTTCTAATTTAATCCAATTTAGAAGAGCATTGACTTCTGCTCTCTTTGCTTCAGTAAAATCAAATTTTTTATTGAAAAGATAGAAGTCTAATGCTTCAATAGCAAGGTCTCTATCTTGTTGAGAAATGAGTGACATAATTGGAGTTATAAACTCAAGCCGAATATCGGGATCAAACCGATGACATCCATATTACAAGTATGGCGCTCTATCACTGAGCTAATTCGGCAATAAATTTATTATAAGATAATTAGAGAATTTCGTCAAGTATTTCTGGATTTTCTAATTCCATTTCAAATAAACAAGGATGTGCTTCTTCATCTATTAAGTAAAATGATTTTTGATAAAAAATTTCCGGTGTCATTGTTAGTTGCTCATTTGCTCTTTCAATAATCTCTGGATCATCTTGCATAATTGAAGGTAATTCGTCGAAAGTAAATTCAATATTATTAACATAGTATGTCTTAATTATAAACTTATCTTTATCAGTTTGATACCAATTATAAGAATAAGTTATTTTATACTTCATTGGTTTTAATTTTATTTATTTCTCTTATAAAACAATCTACCCGGTTTCCATTTTTCTCCTGGACATTCTTTTTTCATTATATTTGTTTCTCCATTATTCCACCATTTTAATCCTTCTCGTTTTTTTCTCATTTTTTCTTTTGCTTCATTAGTATGTTTAGTTCCTAATCTGTAACTATTTCCGATATTAACTTCTTTGCATCTTTCTCTGCATTTTTTTGACGGTGGTTTTCCTTTTTTACTTTCACTAATTTTTTTAGCGTGGTCTTCAGTAATTACCATAATCCTTCCAGAATTTGCTTGTCTTATTTTGGCAATTACTTCATCACTATGCTTTTTTCCATAAAATGGATTATTTTTTCCTGACATTATTTTACTTTTTCTTATTTTAGAACTTTCATATAATTTAGAGTTAATATATCTATTTTTATGATATTGATTACTGGCGCTCATATTACAATATGCAAAAATCATTTTTTGAGTTTTCCAATTTTCAATACCACATCTTTTCAAGTAAATTTTCTCTAACAATGCGTGAGCAACAGAATGTTCTCTTGCAGTAAGAATTACAACTCGATTATTTTTTCCAAAAATACTTTTTGGAAAGATATGATGTTTTTCTGTATAACCTTCAGGAGGAGTTCTATTTTCCGCTTTCCTGATAAGTCTACAATAATGCTTTAAGTAATTCATTTCTACTCTAAATGACGGCATTATTATTTATATTAAAAAGGAGGGACTTTCACCCTCCTCCTGAAGATTGCCGTCATTCAGGTATTACTATTTATAGGCGTGGTCGGATTCGAACCGACACTGGATCGATTTTCTTACCACTATAGATTTCTCTACCAATCATAGGATTGTTTGTGGTCTGGAGCACCCCTTAACCATATCCTTAAGGATTTAGGTTTCCACCTACTGCTCTCTACACCTTCAAGATTTATCTTGCTTGGCTCGGGATTGCCTTATTCATAAGAACTTAGGTTTCCCCGAATTTGATGGAATTCACACATAAAGTTTCCTACTATGGTGCTCAAATTATTGAAGTCGATTTTCTCTACCGATTGGAATACACGCCCGTATAAAACAATTATAAGACCCAAATCTTAAATTGTCAATGTTAAAAATCACGCTTGATACGTGATAGGATGATACTTCAAATACTCGAAGAATGTCAAGCGCATCTCTTTTTGTGACATTCCGCAGTGTTTTGCTGCTTCGGGAAGATTCATTTTTGAATAAAACAAACCTTCATTTGCTTCTTTAACATTCTGCGGAGTTGTCTTCACTGGTTCCTCTTTAAGGTTTTTGTAATTAATTTTGTATAAATTCATACTTTTAAAAAAGTATCGTGTGAGAAAATTTTACCGGAATTTTTTTCGACCTTTTTTGGAACTTAAAGTGGATTTGCATATGAGAGAGTACTTTCATCCACTGTGTTACGCACGTAATTCAACACACTCATAAATTGTTCAACGGTATCACAAGTCACTTCTTTAGTGTCTCCTTCATTAGAATACAGATACACGGTACGCTTCAGTGGATCTACTACGCAGCGTGACAGGTACTCATCTTGCATTGGTTCGTTTTTTGATTACCTATGTAGTATAGCAGGATCAGGACGGGTTGTCAAGTGTTACTTATTGATACTATATTGAGAATTGTCACCCGGATAATCAATGCCCTCATATTCTACAATTAACTTTTCACCATCGATTCTTTCGCCGTGAACAAGAAAATAACAATTAATGTTTGCACCTGTTCCTGATTTTATTAAAACTCTTCTTCCCCATTCAATTTTTTCTACAATCAAATCTTGAGAATATCCAATTTGAGTTAGAGTTACTGTAATACTTTCTGGATCTACAAAACCAATCCAGTATTCTGGAAGTTCAATAATATTATTATCGACAAGTTTTCCGCGATAATAAACGGCAGACTCTGGACCTTCCAAACAAATATGGCGAAGTCTCCATCCTTCTTTAGTTGGGTGAGAAATATCAAATGCTTTTCTGGATGTTAAAGTAATTCCACCAGCAGTAACTTGACTTGCAGTAACAGTGCCCGCAGCAGTAAGATTTTGGTTTACTTGTAAGTTGTCAATTTGAGCATTGCCATGAACATATGGAGTACATGCATCTGATGGATAATCTGCATCGTTAGTCTGTGACTTAACAATATAATCATACATCATAGATTTTGTTCCTGATGTTCCTCTATCAGAACAATCAGCAACTCTTTCATTGTTTACAAGATTAAATTCAGCCATTAGTTTTCTCCTTTAGTATCATAATGATATCCAGAAACTGAATATTCATTATTATTGCCTGGGTAATCTGCTGGACTTTCTCCTTCATACTCAGAAATCAATCTCTCACCATCTTTTCTTTCTGCAAAGATGTGATAGAAACAATGAATGGGCATACCACCTTTTGATTGAAGATAGATTTTATCTTCATCAATTCTTTTTACAATTACATCTTGATGAGAACCAATTGGTGTCAATGATACTGTAATTGTCGTCCAATCAACAAAGTCTTTCCAATAAGAAGGAAGTTGAATCTCATTTCGGTTCAGAACCTTTCCTCTTACATAAACATCATTTGAGGGACCTTCTGGGCACGTATGGCGCAGTCTCCACCCCTCTTTAGATGGATGAGGAATATCAAAGTTCTTTTTAGCAGATAAGATATGTGCTCCGCATCTTGATTTAACTTCTCCTTGAGCAATAACATCAGAACCTGTAATGACTTTACTGCTGACACTTAAATTATCAAAGATTGCAGCATCTCCACTTACAACAAGTGAATAGGGAGAAAAGTTTTGTCCACAGTTTGCACCACCAACGGGAATTTTTATTGCATCTCCATTCGTTAAAGGACCAACCATTAATGTTGCATATGCACCAGGAAATTGTGTTGCATTTCCCATTGATACAGGACCTTCGACAAATGCAGCACCTCTTACAGCAGCTGCTCCAATACCCATCCATAAAGGTTGTCCTGCACCAACCATCAACTGTCTTCCAGTTGAAATATCATCAGAAGAATTTGCCATTTTACTTTTAACTTATTAGATTTTGTAAATTTTGAAGAAGTTGTCCACCATTCTTACCGTCTTTATTTGAGACAGCATCAGTGGTATTTCTAATTAATGATCCATAGATATTCATACAAGTATTTGCTGCCATTTCAACTTTACCACTGGAAACCATTTTACATAAAGTTTTTGCATTTCCAATAATTTTTTTCCCGTCAAGTTCAATTGTTTCACTTGCTTTCATACGGATGTTTCCTTTGGAACCACCTTCACCAACAGCAACTAATTCAATATCAGTTCCCTGCAATCGAAGTTTTCCATTACTTGCAACGATACAAATGTTTCCATTCCAAGAATGAATCATCAATGTATCTTCTGCTTCTTTTTTATCAAGACCTGCATCAATAGTAATTCTACCTGGTGCAGTAATTTGTGTACATCCTTTACGAGAACCATCTTTATCTAAGACAATTCCGTGTCTTCCATCAGATGCTTGAAGCATTACATCTGAAGTTACGTCACCTTGTTTATGAATAGCGCCAAAAGAAATTGACCCATGATCATTACCAAGTGTTTTTGCAGTATAGTTTTGTTTAGCAGTATTTGTTTTCGAGAGTGGACCTCCGGCAGCACCACCTTTAATCAATGCTGTGGGAGTACCCAGTTTTGAATTATTACGATTTTGTGATGTAGCCATTAGAAATGCCTAACGTATTACTATGTAGTGGTATTTGGTGTACCTGGAATATTAAGTCTTGGATCATTGCTGGTAACATCAGTACCAGACCTTTCAATTGCACTTGCAGGGGTTGTGACCTTGGCAGTAATGCTTTCTTGAAGAGTATTATAAACACGAGTTGGTGTTCCAACTGTTTTATAATATCCTGCATATTTTACACCATTTTCATAGAAGACAGCACCATAATATGCACGACCATCTACATATCCAGTTTGTTTGAGACCTACTAAATCAGTGACTTGAATTAATTTTTTTCCATCATCAACAGTTAATGGATCTCTTATAACTTCAAATACTGGGCGGAATGATGCATTTACTCCTGTTTCTGATGGAAGAGTAATTTCTGGGTAGAAAGTAAATCCACTACACCCACCATTTACTTTGACATCTTTAATTCTACCAAAAGAATCGCAAGTATAACTCAATTGGCATCCAGTATCAGGAGTAATTTGAAGTTGGTCCACTCCACAATTATAATTGATTCCTGGATTTTCTACAATAACTTCTGCAAGTTTAAGAATAACTGGATATCCTTGACCAGTAGGTGCAGGTGATATATATCCAACTCCTGGATCTTCTACAATTACTTTATCTACAACACCTCTACCTCTAATCAATTTAGGGCAAGGTGGTGGAACTAAAATTGCAGATACTCCAATTGGATTTTCAGTCCAGGGTTTACTGTGCCCTGTACTGACTGTTACATTTTTAGTAATTTCTACCGCAGCAACAACTGGATTATCTTCAAAAGTACTTTGAGCATTTCCTGCAATATTATAAAGTTGCAATTCAACAGTTCTTTTTCCTTTAGTAACGTTTATAAAAGATGTTCTCATACCTTGAAATACTTTAGCTCTTCCTGCTTCAACTCCATCAATTCTAACAATTACTTCATCATCTGCTTCTGCTTTTATAATATATTGTCCATCTTCTGGGAAATCAACATTAGTCCATTTCATAGTCCAGTTTTTATCCATAACTTCTTGACCAGTTCCATCAAAATATGCAGGGGAAATAAAACCAGATCGATAAGAAGCAAGTTGAGGACCCGAATAAGTCACTCCATTTTTTTCTAATATTGGAGTCAAGGTTTGGGATTCTCTTGCTGGAGAAAGTTGTCTTGCATTTGTAGCAGTAAACTTACCATTTACATCATTACCATCACCATCAAATAAATTAATTCTTTGTTGCTTTTGATCTGGGTTTGATCCAGTATCAACGATGACAGGATCTAATGAACCTTCTGCTCTTCCTTCAATTGTGATTGCATATTTTTTATTCGCCTTAAATGTTCCTGTTTTTGCAATAGAACCTGTCGTTGGTATTGTTCCTCCAGATATCCTAAGTCCCCTCTGCCTACCACTGATTGTGACACCAGGAGCTTTATCAAATATCAAGGGACCCTTTTCTGTATCGATAATTAATTTCTTTACAGCAAGTCCAGCAGTTCTTGGATCATCTTTCCAATCAAGTACAAGATCAATTTCAACAATGTCATTGCCACCTGCAAGCATATAATATTGATTTCCTTCTTTAATAAAAAGACTTCCTGCTTTTTGTTCTTGCTTTTGAGTAATTACTGGAGCAACTTCCCAATCGTGAGTACTAAAAATTTTCTTTTCAACTTGCGTAAATGCTTCAGAAGTATAGTTAGTAACCTCAACAGAAATTGTATGATTGCCTTTTTCTAATAGAACCTTTTCCGAACCATTCGTTTTGCCCACTCTTCGTGAAAGATTCAATGACAATTTATCATCAATATAAATTTTTGCAATATCATCTACCTCTCCTTGAAGTTTATAATATCCTCGATAAGGAATTTCTATATTCCAAGAATTTCTAAAAATTGATCCTCCACTATCACTGTCAAGAGTATCCAACGGAGGAACTGGAGATAGTGCATAACGATTTAAGAATTTGCTCCATCCATTAAATCTTACAGGATACCAAGAGTTAGATGCTCCAGGAAATCTTGTAGACCAAAGTGGACTTGGAGGACATCTTCCAGTTTGTACAGGTGGTTTTTCTTGAGGAATGATTGGAGGAGGAGCATCAATTGTAACAGAAATTGCCATTGGGTTTTCATTCCAAGATTTTGAAGTGACAACCTGTTCAGAAGCATATGAAATTCCAATATCAATAGCAAGCACCATTGGATTGAGAAGTCTTGTTGGATCAAATCCAAATTGTCCACCAGGTATTTGTTCAAGTTCTGCGCGAATAGTATAATTTCCCGCTTTAAAAGTTCTAATCTCGTTAAATTCAGGTTTTGATATTGATGTTCCTGGAATAAATCCCTCATATCTTATTTGCTCATCCCCGATATAAAGAGTTACATTATCGTCAACTCCCATTCTAATTCTATAAGAACCATCAACAGGGAAATTTACATTCGACCAAACAATCGTATGAGTACCTGCATATGGATTATCATTTAAAGTTACAGTAGTATCAAATGGACATACTCCATAATCATTAATAAATCCACCTCTACCAAATACATTAGTTCTCCACAAAGGACGATTTGCCTTATCAATATAATCTACTGTATTAAATACAACTCTATTTTGAATTGCACTTGATGTGGGTTGACTAATTATTCTATTTGGTTGAAGATTTTTTGTTTCTATAATTTGAATATAACCATTTACATCATCACCACCTCCATCAAAGAATTCAATTTTTCCATACCTGGTACTACTTTCTCCATAAAAAGTATTTTTATTTGCAAGTCTTGGTGTTCTTTGCGTATCTACAAGTGTAATTGGTCCATATTCTCTATTTACTTTAAAAATAGATTTTGCACTTACAGATCCCCTTGTTGCCCAATTGCCATTTTCTTTATTTTTTTCTAAGATTATTGGTTCACCATCTGGATTTGGAATAATTGCTTTTGAAATTGCTATTCCATAACTATTTGGATCATCTTTCCAAGACAATGAAAGAGTTACTTCAGTTTCAACATTTCCACCAACCAGTAAATAATATCCATCACTCTTAAGAATGAAATCTGCTCCTGCTACTTGAGTTTCTACTTTATCCTGTATTATTTTAGTTTCATAAATTGGATTATTTAAAAGATCTACTCTAATTTTATGAACTCCCGCCTGCAAAGTTTTTCTTTGAGGATTTACAGCTTGATTAAAACCACCAAGATCAAATAATTTTAATCCATCAACATATAGTGTTGCTTTGTTATCACACAATCCTCTAAAAATATATTCACCATCACGAGGGAAACTATCCTCCCATTCAAAAGTAAATACTCTTCCTGCATAATCACTTCCCGAAACATTTGAAGGAGAAACAGGAGATACTGCGTAGGAATTCATAAATTCATTCCAAGCAGTATAGGTTTTATTTTTAGTTGACTCACGAACTAATTTCAAATGTGAAGCATCAGTTACGTCATACTTTCTAAAAGGTTGTCCTAAAGATGTGACTCTTTTTGGTGTATTCTTTCTTGTTGTCCAGAATGGATTTTTTCCTACAGTAACTTCTTTTTGATATTTTTCAATTTCTTTTTGAATTGGATCTTCACTTACCTCTGTATAAGTTTTTGGATCCCAAGGTCCTAAATCTTCTCCATTAGGACCCCAATTTCTACCATATCCAACAGTTGTATCGGGACATATTTCATATTCTTCAAAGTCTGCTTCATTATCATATGTTTCAAGTGTTTCAGTACTTTCTCCAAGAACAGCAGTCAGCACTGCACCATTACCAATTTGGCAGTTATCTTTTGCATTTACAAAAGGTTCGTACTGATATCCAAATCCTCCTTCTATCACATCTACTGCAAGTATTGCTCCATCACTACCAACAACTGCATTTCCCAATGCTCCTACACCACCTCCACCAGTAATACTAATGACAGGAACGCCGCACTCTACAACTGCTTGAGGTCCACCACAAGTATTTGCTGTAGAAACGATGTCATTTGGTGTTAATTTATTTACTTCATTAATATTCAAATACTGAATATTATTATTTCCATTTCTAAAAATAAATGTTGTTCCTGGATTTTTTTGAGCATAATTATTTGCCTCGCAGATAGTCACTCCCGTCACATATCCAGTATCAGTAGAAATGTACCCTACTTTAATATCATCTTTTGATGCAGGTCCAAATAAATTAGTCGGCATATCTTTTTCTGATTAACAATATTTATCCACCAATCCGGGTAAACCCAGGAGTTTGATTTGCACTGACTTGTGCTCTTTCAGCAGCAGTAGATGGTTTGTCACTATAATTAACATCAACTGTAGATTTTGAAGGTTCTTTGAATGGTACTGTTGGTGTGGGTGTTGATTGTGTGGGATTCTGTGCTGCTTTGTCTACTTCAGCAGCTCTTGGTAATTGTGCTGGTTCAGTAGCACCTCCACCAGTTGCTAAACAATATTGATCTGATACTGCACAGTTTGGTTTTGAATCACTTGGAAATATATTTAAGATAATATTTGTAAAATTAAGTGCTGTTGTAATACTTCCACTAATTCCTCCAACTATAGACGAAATATTATTGACTGCACCAGAAACTTCTGACAACTCAGATTGAATATCTGAAAGAAAATTATTGACATTATTTAAAATGTCATCTGCAGATTTATTCATATCACTCATATTTTGACCAATGATACTTCCACTTAATTCTTCTACAGAACAAATAGGAGTAATTGTGGTAGTACCATTTGTTGGAACAGTTGAATCTTCTTCATCTGGATCACGTTCTTTTGATATACTTTTATTCAGAACTTTATCCAAAAATCCTTGTATTTGTCCACAAAGATTATTAGTAATTTTACTATATACAGCATTAAGAATTTCATTAATCTTTTCCTTAATGTCACTATACTTAAATCTTTGATTTGGAAATAATAAATCAACTGTTTTTGATAGTGCTTTATTAATTTTTTTCAAAACATATTCAAAGATTTTATCAAAAATAATCTTCATGTATTTTGCAATTTGACAAGCAGCATTTGCAATTATATCTTTAAGAGATGATATTACATTTGTAACCGCATCAATATAACTATTTGCTGCTGCCAAATACTTATTAATATCTTTTGTAAGATTTTCAATAATTGTTTTCATTGCTTTTAATGAAGATCCAGTCATATCACAAGGATTCATCAATACAATTTTTTTAGTATAATATTCTTGTCTCTTTACATCACCAGCAGTTACAATATGTGGATTATCTGGTTGCTCAATTGTTGCTCCTGGCGCTGATCCAGATTGTGGAGAATTTGCAAACTTGCAGCGATCTTTAATTCCTTTAGCAACTGCTTTTTGAACGAAATCAGATTTATTTGCTCCTGTCAATCCTCTTGCTTCTGCTTCTCTTAGCGCACTTTGTTGATCTAAAAATTGCAACTTACTTAAAGGTAAATCTGAACGAAGACCAAACTCATTAACCTTAACACCAGGAGGAGCAGGAGCACATTCTGCAGATTGTTCTGGATCTTTTGGTTTTTTTGTACCTAATCCAGTGTCAGGAACTTTTGGTCTTGCTTGTAGTTGTGGAGGTTCTTTTCCTTCTGCATATCCACTTGTAGCAGCAAAGTTTTGTTTTGTTGTTCCAATTTTTGTTGCAAGTGCGGTCTGAGAATTATTACCTAACACTCCCATAATTACAGGAACTTGCTGATCCTGTCCATCAAGGAAAAATCCAAATACAAAATTACCTTGCCTCAAACCTGGAGTTTCAAGTGCATTTGTTTGACCACCACCTGCTGTGATGGGATACATAACCTGAGCCCAAGGAAGTTGGTCCGAAGGAATCGTCTCTTCTTCTTTATCATGCAATCCAATAATTCTGACTTTATATCTACGACCCCAACCAGGAACCTCATCCTTACTTTGATGTTTTCCAGGCAGCATATTATCACGCCAGGTGGAGTCATCAGCAATCTGACCAACCCACCAATTAAATGATGCTCCCAAAAATCCCGAATTAAATAATGCAGTTCCTTCCATTACTTATCAATTTTCATAAATTCTACATTCTAATGCTTCTGGATTACTATCACAATAAAGTTCTAATGGTGATGGGTCGTGATGATCTTCTGGATGATTTTCCTTATATTTTTCTAAAGAAGACAATTCATCTTCTAAATGACGACGCCTCTGACTATTTGTATTTGAATTATCCAATTCATTCTTATCATCATCAATATGCTGTTGAAGAGTTCTGTTGTTCATAATGGTATTTTCCCAGATGTGTGATTACCAATTCTACCAAATGAATCCCTTACCAAATTAAGTTTAGTATAAGTTTCTTTTGTAGAAATATAATGACATAAATCCGCTATAATATATAGACCTCCATATTCCTTGTTTATTTCTTCATCTGCCTCGGCAAGTTGTTTCGCATCAATAAGAACAGAATCTCCTGCATGTAATGAAAAGTCTCCGGGTATTGTGACTGTGCTTTTAGCAGAGAATAATTGATTATACCTCATAATTGATTGATTTAAGATTTTCTTTGGATCAAAATTTTGCTCTTTTGATTTTTCTATTTGCTGTGAAGTATCTCCAGAAGGAAGCGATCCTTTATCAATCAACATATATGTTGTTCTTGAAAAATCTTTATTTTTTCCTTCTTTATTAAATTCAGGATTTAATACAGGCAGTTCTTTTCCACCAAGTTTCAAATCTTTTTCTTTTTCTTTTGCATTTGGGGTGATAACTTCATAGTAACAATTGAATGGATCAAATAAAATTGTACGAGTTGAGAATGCTCCCATTTTTAATTTTTCTTTGACATCAACACGATTATCTTTTGAATATTCTAAAGCCTTTATATCATAACCTGCAGGTATATTATCTCCTCTTGAATCTGGTGATTGGTTAAAAGTAATTGATTTTTTCTTCTCTTGATTTAGCATAGAATCAATTGATTTAAATTTAAACCCCTCCGAAGTTTCAAAGAAAAAATAACCAGCAGTGCTTCCATCTGCTCCAGGTAATTGTGGAACTGCTTTTTTTGATAACCAGTTCATTACATAGTATGGTTTTTTATTATTACCAATAAAGTTATAGGTATTAGATGTCTCTTCAATATCAAGTTTCTTTTGAGTATTGATATAATTAGCATCCGATAGAATTTTTTTAATATGATCAGATATTTTGCCATCGAATCTTGTGTTTAACCTCACCTTCTCATTCATAATAAACTCTTTAGATACAAGATCCAATTGAACCATGGATTTTGTTGTATCATCAGATAGGGGAGTAACTTTATTTACATATAAAGTTAGATCTATTTGTTGGTCATTATTGTCTTTGAATTTTACATAAACTTTCTCTTGTCCAACCAGAGGCAATCCCTCAAGAACGGTTTTCTTGTCAATACTATTTCCAGAATCTGTAAACGTTATAGTTGCTTTTATAGTATCTTGTAAGATACTTTCATAATACATCAAACGAATAGTTCCACCAGTAACGCTTACGGTCTTACTCTGATCTTTATTTGATACAATATCCAATCTTTCAATAAAAGACGGTTCTGCACTTTTTGAGATTATCTGTTTTGACATTTGATATTACCTCTTATTTCTATTTAACCACCCATTTCCAGAGCATCAAATGGATCATAAGAATCTCCTCCACCTCCGTCCATCATCATAACACCTCCACCAGACATTCCAGAATCATAATCACTTTCTCCACCAGATGATGGCATAACAATTGTTTGTGGTGAGAGTGCATCATAAGGAGCATATTGTTGAATTGCTTTCATCACTCCTTTATGATCTTTTGCTTGGTTGATAGCAAGCAACATATCTCTTGCTGGACCAGAACTATCAGCATCAACAACTATCTCTCTTCCCTTTTCTCCCAACATTGCAAGGTGAGGTCCAGCAAGAGTTTCTCCGCCTTTTGCATATGCTTTTGCGATTGCTGGATTAGAAGAGCCACCAAGAAATTGTTTTAAGGTATCTCTAACTTTTGCAGATCCTTGCCATTCTCTTGGTCCAGATGAAGTTCCCGGTTTTCCTCCCCATTGAATACCCGGAACATCAAAAGCAAGACCAGCAGGATGATCTGGTCCACTATGTCTTCTAGCAAGTTCTGTTGAGGAATATGGATTTCCAAGAAGTTCAGTTACTGTAAAACCTTTTTGTTTGAAAAAATTATATGCATTAACCGCAGTTGCATGATCAGCAAATGCTAAATGGTCATGATAATTGTCTATTACACCTGCAATACTATCGTGATTTTTATCATAATGTGCTTTATCTGTATGATCTCCTGTAAGATACTGTTTTAATTTTCCACTTCCACCAAGCATACTTCCCACATCAGCACTGGTTGGTATTTGGTATCCTTTTTGTGTTTTAAATTTTTCAAGACTTGCAAGATATTGTGCGTGTATCTTTGGACCTTTATCATATTTTATATCTTCCGCAGGATTTTCCCATTTTAACATCCACCAATCTGCAGCTTCTTGTGGTGATTTAAAATTCATTTTTAAATATTGTGGACCTACGCTTTCATTAATTGCATAATCAATTTGACCTTTCCAATTTGTTTTATAATCAGCAACTGCTTTTAAAAATTTTTCTTTTCTGGCTGGATAAGTATATTGAAATAGTCCTACTCCACCACTACCTGTTCCAGTTTCATCTGCTCCTGGTCTAAATCCACTTTCTCTTGATATATTAGCCATAATTCCAAGAGCATGTATATCATCCATGCCTTTAGAAAGAAGATACTTGTATATGTCTCCCTGCAGTCCAGAAGGAGAATATTCGCCCCCAACTCCACCAGTGCCCTCGGTGTCTGGGGTAGGTGCAGGTGGTTCTCCTTTTTTCAATCTCAAGTTTTCTTGAATGTCTCTTAAAATATCTTGGGTATTATTCTCTGTTGATTCTCTAAATGCTTTTGCAACCCAATTTGTAATATCACCGCCTTGATTTATGGCATCTAAAGTTTTTGGATCAACAAATCCACCTTCTGCAAATGCAGCAGCAAGTCCACCCTTTAATTGACCTTCATTCAATCCTTTTGAAACTAAAAGATTAATTCCAAGACCAACGTTTTCATAATCTTTTTGGTTTGGTTTTTGTCCTAAAAGAATTTTAGAAGTAATCGCCAGAATTGGTCCAAAGTAATCACTCTTTCCAAGTTCTTTTCCAGTATTTTCAATCACCTTAAATGGATTCATCATATCAATAGCATTTTGAGCCGCTTTAAGCGGATTGGGAAATAATCCAAATAATTTATCTTCACCACCAACATCAGCACCAGGTTGAATTTGAACTTGTCCAGGTTTTCTTGGAGCAAGTTTTCTTTTATATTTTCCTTTCTTTGTATTTAAAGTTCTTCTTTTTGGGCCTTTTGATGTTGTACCACCACTTCTCATACCTTTAGGTTTATCTTCCAGTCCAAGTTTTTTGAGAAGAGCATCAGATACTGCAGAAGTTCCTGCAGATGCGGCAGTTGAAGCAACTACACCCCCAAATAACGTTGCGATTGCTGCGGGAGTTGCAACTCCGCCACTAAAAATTTCTTCAGCAAGAGCAGCAGCACCAGTGGCACCCATAACTGTCTCAAATACTGCAATACTTAATCCAGCACTAATAATAGTGCGAACAGCATCTTTATATTTTTTCTGTTTAACTAAATCAATAACTTCAAGTACTGTAGGAATTAATGCGGCAACTTCTAATCCTCTTCCAACAAATCCTAATGCTTTTGCTGCTTTGGGACCTTTTAATCCTTTAAATATTCCGCCAAATAATCCTTTCTCAGCAGATCCACCTACAGTAACTTTTGCTTTTGGTTTTCCTCCAAAAAGTTCTGGCAGTCTAAATCCAGTTCTTCCACCACGTCCTTCAGTTATTGTAGGTCTTTCTCTAAGTGGATTTCTTATATCAATGCCACCAGCACGACCACCTCCACTTGTCGTTACTCTTGGTCTTCCACCCATTCCAGGTCTGAGTCTTGCACCACCACCTCTTCCACCACGTCCACCGCCAGAACCAGCAGCAACCATTCCTGCGATAATAGCAAGATTTAAAAACTGATTTAATAAACTTGATAATCTATCAAATTGTTTTACTTCATTTTGACCGAAGAGGTTTTTTACAAATCCTCTGGTAGCATCATATGCTTTGTATCCCCAATCAATAAATGTTACTAATCCATCTAAAAGTTTTCCTCCAATATCCAGAACAAAATCAGATGCTTTTCCAATAAAAGAAATTACTCCCTTCAATTTTGGTAATTGATCTACAAGTCTTACTGCAAAATATCCAAGAATAATATTACCAATAAAGTTTTTAATCCAATCCAAAAATCCCATTTTCGGGACTTTTGGCATTTCTATTTTTCCTTTTTCTGCCTTTGGTTTTGTTTCTAATTTTGATTCTAATTCGGAGAATTTTTCCTCTTCACTTTTTATTCTTTTAGCATTAAGTTCTTTCTTTTGAGATGCTATTGTTCCCTTTAATAGTTTATCAATCTCAATAACTTTTACTTTTATAATTCCAATATTTTTTTGCGACTTTTCAGAAATAATCGCAACAGAACCTTTAGAAATCTTAGCAACTTTTGTAAGTGCTCCTCCTTTAGATGATGGCAAAAACTTTTGAGTATTAATTGCCATCTTATCTCATTAACCCAAGAGTTTGTTGTTTTGATCTCATACCAGGAGCACCTGCAGTAAAGTTTGGAACACTAGATTTGGGAGTAGCACCTGGTTTACTCTTCAAACGTGATGGAACTGAAGGACCATAAACAACTTTTGCTTGTGGTTTTACTGGAGGTTTAACTGGTTTTGCAACTGGTTTTGATTTTGCTATTTGTGCTGGTGGTCTTTTAACTCTTCCAATTTCAATTCTGGACCCAAGAGCTCTTTGATTTAACCATCCAATATCTTGAGCAAATCTACCTGCCATTGATAATCCATAATATCCAGCATCACTCAAAGATCCTTTTAATAATCCTTTTTTTGCCATCCCAGCATATTCCGATACTGTTTTATTAAAATTATATCGGTCATCTGTGTATAAAGTATTACCATTACCTTCCGTTGATGCAGAGAATCTTCCTAAAATAGAATTAAATGCACGTCCTCCTGGTCCAAGTTTATCTGTATATGCACCACCTCCACGACCACCTTTATTAATATCCTCCTGGTTCCAATTCATTTTAATTTGACCAGTTTTTGGATCAGTAATTAGCCCATGTTTTTTTGCAGTAAGATCAATTGTTTTTTGTCTCATCGCGTCAACTTCTTTATTTGACATAATTTTGAAAGGTTTACCTAAAGGACCTAACATTGCCTTTACAAAAGTCAAATTTCTCATCATAGTTGCATTACCAGAAGGAATAGGAATTAATCCCTTATCCATCATTTCTCTAAAAGGACCTTCTGGAAGCATCTTAGTAAATTTATCATTGACATTAATAAGTTTATCTTGTGTTTTATTTGATGTATCAGAGAATTTTTTATATTCGTTTGATGATGCGCCTTTTTCTATTCCACTAAAAATTCCTGCAGCGGAGTTAACAACATTTTTTTTAACAGAATTTAATGTTTTCTGACCATAATTTAATACATTTTTTTGTAAATTTGGATCATTGACAGTATTATTCACTTGATTATAAAGTCCACTTGCATTACTTGCAGCAGAAGTTAAAAGATTTGTTGCATCTTTTTGCAATCTTCCACCAGTAAGATATCCCTGTGCCTTTACACCTTCATTCATAACCGCATTATATACATTATTACCAACTCCAGAAAGTTTAACTCCAGTTTTTCTTGCTAAATCATTTGCCCATTTATATTGTGACGATAATCCTCTAATAATTTCATCAACAACTGGTTTTAAATTTCCACCAGATGCTCTATTAGCACCTTCATATAGATCGCCAATTAAACCTCCACCAGCAGCATGAGGAACACCTGAAATCATTTTTGGTTTATTTGTTCCACCACCAGCAGCATTCATTTCCTCCAAAGTATCAACACCATACTTTGCAACGGCACCACGAGACATCACAAATTCGCCATCAGAAAGCATTGCAGGAATTTTATCTACTCCCTTTTCTCCACTTACAAATCCACTCGATAATCCACCACCACTGTAAGCACGGGCAAATCCACCACCATTAAACATTCCACCAAGACCACGCTGTAAAACCTGCTCTCTTTGTAATTGAGGAGCTCCTGGAGTTCCTTGTCCTGGTTTTACACCTTCTCTCTTTTGTTCGTTTTGTTGTGATGCAGTGTATGCACCAATACCTACAGCAGCTGCTCCACCAACTACCAAAGAAGCAATTGGATTTGCAGCAATAACTCTTAAAAGTTGAGGTATAGCAACCTTTCCTATTTGAAATATAAATCTTCCAACAATTCCTACAGTGCTGCGAATTAATCCGCCAAAAGAATTACCAAATAAAATATAAGCTCCTAATAAAGCAGGCCACCAATCTCCCAAGAATCTAATAATAGATTTGACCTTGGTAGCATTCTTTGGATCTGCTAACCAATCAAGTAATTTAATTACTACTCTGCCAAGTAAAATATTAATAAAAAAATCTATTATCTTATCAAGAATGGATTTCACAGGTGCAATTATTTTCTCTGCAATCTTTTTTAGTCCTTCAAATCTTTTTTCTAATTTACTTTCAGCGGCCGCCCCTTTTTCCTTTTCTTTTTTTCTTCTATCAGATTCTATAGAACCTGCAAGTAAATTTTGTTGTTGTTTTATTGTTTCATGAATAGAAATGACAGCAGCAGTAATTGCAGCAATATCTTTATCTACACTTTGAACTGATCCACCAGGAAGTTTTGCACCAATATTGGTTCCTCTTATTTGTGGTCCTTGAAGTTTAGAGATGTTTTTAAGACTTGTAATTTTTCTCGAATTATTTTTAACCACCTTCTCTAAATTACCAACTCTTATAGCAACTTTTCTAAGGTGTCCAGCAAGATTAGATATGTTCTTATGAATATTTGTAATGTTTTTAGACGTGTCAAATGTACCGCCTCTCTTAAAACTTTCAGTAGAGATTACCTTCTTTTTAAGTTGGAATTCTAAATTTTTTAAATCATTAGAAGTGTCCATTACTCATTTGCTGCTGTTGTTTTGCTTGCTCTTCTTCAAGATGCTGTTGTAGCAATGTAACATAGACATCCCTTTCCCAAGGAATCATATTTTCAATCTCTGTTAATGAATATTTATGATATTGCATTAACGAAAAATTAAGTCGAAAATAATTCTCAAGGTCCATGTGGACCAAGGCTATGCGAAAAAAGATGCTAACCCTTCTAAGATAACTTCACTTTCTACTTGTGTTTTTGGATTTATAACTTTAATTTTATGAGAAAGTTTTGGCATCGTCTCAAAAAACTTTTCGATTTCTTTGAATTGTGATGAATTCATTGATTCTAAAAAGTCACTCAGTTCTTTTTTAGTGACATCACCAGTAGACCAAACTTCATCTTCTGTATAAATTTTATCAATACAAGATCCAATCAAATCAAATGATTGATCCATAGCATTTTTATCATTAAAATCAAAATTACTTTTGATGAATTGGTCCAATGAAGGATACTTCATTTCCATCATAATCGATTTATCAACTTTTATCTTGTTAGTATGTTCTTCGTTCTTTTGAACTTGAATATCATCAAGATTAATTTTTACAGGTACTTGAGTCTCACTATCATCAGGGCAAATAATATTAACTTCAAGTTCTTCTCCAACAGACTTACCGCGAATATTTAAGAACAAATATTCAATATCAAAAGTAGGAAGAGTTTCTACCTTAATACTTTTAGTAAGAATACAGTTCTTGATAACTGTTTTAATCGCAGTTGTAATTTGCTTTGTTTCTTCACTTTCTAAAGCAATTACAAGTAGTTTTTCTTCTTTAACTAAAAATGGTCGATATTGAATTGTTTCTCCTGTTGATGGCAATTCAAGTTCATAAGTTGGCGTAGAAATCTTTGGTAAAGGCATAATGTCCTATAAGTAGTTCAGTGTGATTATTTATAGGGGGTGGACGGATGAAAAAGTGACCACCTCAATAGGTTTTCTGCAGAAAATACTCTATAATATGAGGACAAACAAACAACACAAATGCGACAACTTTTCTTTGGTCTTGTTTTTCTTTATGGAGTTGGACTTTCAACTTATTTTGGATCTTGGGGAATTAAAGACATGGAATCTCTTGAAAAAGCAGTTTCCGTGGGAGCACAGCATCAAGAAATTCGTCATAGAATGAATGTCTCTGCTGAAGGAAATTGGTTTTTACTTTCAAATTTAATTGCAGTTACAGGCGCTCTTGGAATGATTGGTTCCTATAAAAAAGATGATTAATTTACTAAAAAAAATAATAATTGCGTATTTTATATTTACAGGTGCCATTTTTGGTATGACTTATATAATATCAATATTACCTTTACCTGATCCACCCACAAATGCAAGAGAATGAGGGTCTTAATGACCCTCATTTTTTATACAATTATCTAAAAGAATTTATTGTAATTTCTTCTTTATTTCCAAATTGTGCTTGATATGCTTTTTCAAGACCAGGATCAGAATATCCAGGAGTTGCTCCGCCAAGTGCTGCCTGAGCACTTGCTTCAAGTTTTGGATCAGCAAATCCATTTCCTTGTAATGGATTATTTGCTCTGTTATAAGCAGCTTCTAATGCAGGATCACCAAATCCACTTGGAGATTTTGAAGATGATTGATCATTTGGTTGTTGTATATCTTCTGCACTTCCTTGATTCAAAACATATCTAATATAAGTCATAGTTACGGTACATTTAAGTAGAGATGATGCATCATAAGAAACTGGTATTGAAGTTACAGAAGTTGGAAATGATTTTATAAATTCATACTCCAAAGTCTGTCCTTTATAATCTCTTTCAAATTTTATAACTTTTAGTCCAGATGCAACGTACTCTTCCACGTATCTTGCTCTATAAAAATAATGTGGATCTTTTGATCCTGCATTTTTATCTGACTGTTTTCCAATACCTTCATCTACAATAAATTTAATCCAAGTCTCAAAAAATCTAATTGGCAAATAGTTCTCTGCATCAACATAGAAAGTAAAATCAATTCCCTCATCATAGACTCTTCTATATGCGTGTCTTTCTGTTACGCCAGTAAAATCATTATTAATTTCAAGAGTCGCTAATCTCGATCCAGGAAGAGTTGCTTCTGAACATAGTAAATTTAATTGTTCCTGTTTGTAATTTACTCCATTATATTTAAGAAATTTTTTAAATTCACCATTGCTTGGTGCTGCAATTTCAACTTCAAAATGAGAAGTCAGTGCTGGGCGAAGTAAATTTGCTTTAATGGATGCTACTGTCCTTTTAGTAGGCATTTATAAATACTTTTTGAACCGTTATATTATGTAGTAGAGATAATGGCAGAAAGTATTAAGAGCAAATACAAACCATCTCATCCAAACAAATATAAAGGTGACGCAAACAATATTATTTGTAGGAGTAGTTGGGAAAGACGTTTCTGCTCTTGGTGCGATCTAAATGAAAATATAATTGAATGGGGAAGTGAAGAGTTTTGGATCCCATATCTCTCTCCCGTTGATAATCGCGTTCATAGATACTTTCCAGATTTCATAATCAAAGTCAAAGAAATCACCGGACAAATTAAGACATATGTGATTGAAGTCAAACCAAAGAGACAAACTCAACCACCGAAACCAAAATCAAGAATGACAAAAGGATTTTTATATGAAGCAAAAACTTATGCAGTTAATCAGGCAAAGTGGAAAGCAGCAGATGAGTGGTGTAAAGATAGAATGTTAGAATTTAAAATTATAACCGAAGAAGAGTTGTTCTAATGGCAGAAGGTTTCGGGCAGTATGTAGATAAATCCTCAACTGCAAGAGTAAAAGAACTTAAAAAAAGAGTTGCTGCAGCAGGTACAAAAAATCCCGAAGAATTGATGCTGATTATTATGGATGTTCTTAAAGAAGATGCATTATATCCAGAAATTGGCAAGTTTTATACTTTTGTTTATAATCCAAAAACACCTAATATTGAATATGATCAACATCCACTAATTGCTTGTACAGGTCTTTTTAAGTGGGGATTTAGGGGAATTAATTTTCATTGGGAAAAATATAGAAATTATACTTGGGAAGAAGTTGCAGGAAAACTTTTTACAGTTAGATATAATGAACTTGACGAATTAATGTCTATACCTTATGCAAAATTCCGTCTAAATAAATAAAAAGACCATATCTATAATGACAGATAGACCAACTGTTAATGGATGGAATAATATAAATTCAAATAAACCTGAAGAATATTCTTCAGAGTTTACTGTGGATGGTAATAGATATGCGAATGTAACAAATGTAACAACAGGACAGAGACAATTATATCTTATACAACCTATAAGCAATACAAGAGGATTACTTACAACAACAGATGTTAGTGGAAAAGTAACAAAAGGTGGTAATTATGACAACTTTGTTAAATTCCAAGGACTAACCAAACTACAAAACGCAGAAAAAGCAAATAAACAACAATCAACTAAACTTTTATCAACTCCAGGAATATCAACTAAAGACGAACTTGCAAAAATAAAAGATTCGAAGGAATTTAAAAGTTCTTTAGCAAATGCTGGAACATCAGCAGAAGATGCAAAAACTACAGCTGCTCTTACAGCAGATATTGCAAAAGAACAAGGAGGAACAAGAAACAATTTCTCCCTTATATTAAAATACCCAGAAAATCTACAAGTAGAATATCAAGATGTGATTAAATTTAATATGGTAAAATATTCACCCAAAAATTTTGCAAGTTCGGGAGGCAGTAGTTTTGGGTTTTCTTCAAGAATTCAAGCAGGAAACAAAGGTAGAGATATAATAGGAACTGTTACTCTCCCAATTCCAGGAGGAATAAGTGATGGAAATCTAGTGGATTGGGGTTCTCAATCGATGAATGCTTTGGAAATTGAAGCAGCAAAAATAGCATTATCTGGAATCAATGGTGGCGGAAAAGAGGGTGCTGATGCTGCTAATGATGGATTGTCTGCTTTACAGAATAATCTTGGAGATGCAAAAAAAGGATTATCAGTTTATTTTGCACAATCAGCTACAGGAGTCACTGGACTTCTTGCAAGAACACAGGGAGCAGTAACAAATCCAAATATGGAGTTATTATTCAATGGTCCTCAATTAAGACCATTTAATTTTATATTCAGATTGAGTCCAAGAAGCAAAAAAGAAGCAGAAAGTGTTAGAAGTATTATTAGATTTTTTAAGCAAGGAATGTCTCCAATCAGAACACAATCAAATCTATTTTTAAAAGCCCCCCATACATTTCAAATTCAGTATCTCCATAAAAATAAAGAACACAAATTTATTAATAAAATAAAAGAATGTGCATTACAATCTTTTACTGTAAATTATACGCCAGAAGCAAATTATGCAACATTTACTGATGGTGCAATGGTATCATATGAAATTCAAATGCAATTTACAGAACTTGAACCAATCTTTAATGATGATTATGGAAATGCTGATAATCAACCAGACACAGAAATAGGTTACTAAAATGCCAAGTTACTTCCGCCAAGTTCCAAATTTTGATTACGTCAGCAGACTTCCAAATGCTAATATTGGAGATTATATTCCCGTAAAAAATATTTTTAAAAAAGGGAAACTTCGTGAAGACATTTTCCAAGACTTAGCATTCTTTGAAAAGTATAAGATTAGGGGAAATGATCGCCCCGATAATGTTGCCTTTGAAGTTTATGGAGATTCGACATTAGATTGGTTGGTTCTTCTCTGCAATAATGTAGTCAATATTCAAACAGAATGGCCATTAACACAAGATGGATTTGATAGATACGTGCTGAATAAGTATGGCAATTATGATACTCTTTATAATGGAATACATCATTACGAAACAACTGAAATCAAAAATAGTCAAGGAGTAATTATGGTTCCTGGTGGATTAGAAGTTCCTAATGGATATTCAATAAATTATTATGACTACTTTATTAATAAACAAGTTAATACTGGAAATATTGCAAAACCAGTTACCAATTATGAGTATGAAGATAAGTTAGAGAATAATAAGAGAAATATCTTTGTTCTTAAACCAAGATACTTGAATGTAGTTTTTGATGATATGGGAGATATTATGCCCTATAGGAAAGGGTCCTCACAGTATGTTAGTGAGGACCTTAAGAGAGGAGATAATATTCGTTTAACTAATTAGGTTTTTTATTCCAAGGAACTCTTCCTTTGGATGCTTCACTTATTTTTCTTTTAGTTTCTTCAGAATGTTTCTTTCCAGGTTTTCCTTTTTTTTCTTGTTGCATCTTTTTAAGTCTTTCTATACCTTCCGTAGTTTGTCTTGATTTTCCTTTATTTGATTCTCCTATTTTTCTTTTATGATCCTCTGATAAAACTCTTCCCTTAATTTTTTCACTTATTTTTTGTTTGGTTTTATTAGATAACTTTCTTCCTTTACAGGATTCACTTAGTTTTTTTATTTGTTCTTCAGACATTTTAATTCCCTTGTTATGAGGAACCACTCCTTTTCTACTAAAACCAGTAGAAGTTTGATATGCTCTATTAGCAAAGTGTGGATTTTCTACTACTTTATAGTACTGCTGTAAAACAATTTCATCAATATATGCTTCCTCTCTTGTAGTATAATCGCTTTTGAGTATTATCTTCTTGGTTGGTTTGAATGTTTCATCTTTGAATGAACCAAAATACTTTACATCTTCTTCGGGTAAGCATCTACAAGTTCTTGATCCAATATATCCCATTCCATATTCCTCATAGGAATAATAGACATAGTGATACTCTATAAATTCCATAACTGCTCTTAAAATGACTCGCATTATTATTTATATTAAAAAGGAGGAGATTTCTCTCCCCCCACCAACCTTAAAGATGCGAGTCAGTTAAGGCATTACTATTTATTCTGCCAAGCGTTGAAAATATTGCAAGGCATCATCTTCATCTTCATCTACAGAATTAACTACGGGAAGTGAAGGAGATTTAGAACGAGCATAAGATTGCTCCAGTTCTTCTACTACACGACTTTCAGCAGTAGGTGCTTGAGTATAGGACTCATAAACTTCCTCTTGCTCAGCAACTGCACGAGCAGCACTCTTTTGACCCAGAACATTCTTGAGACGACGCTCAAGATCTTCATAGGACTTGAATTGATCGGGAGCAACTACAGCAGCAAGAGAATACTCTTTCTTCCAAATTGCTTCCATTGCATCATCATCGTCAAGAAGAGGTCCCTGACGATCAAACTCAGATTTATCATAGTTCCAGTAACCATCCTTCTTCACAATCTTCAGTTTGAAGTTTGCACCTTGCCAAAAGTCAAAGGGATTGATAGGAGTTTCATCTTCAAATTCAGGTTGCATGGCTTCCATAACCTTATCAAAAATCTTCTTGCCGTATTTGAACAGAAAGACTTTACCTTCGTTTGCAGGATTTGCAGGATCTTTTACAACGTAGATATTGCTATAGTAAGACAGTTTACGCTTCTGCTTACGAACAGTTTCTTTATTTGCTTCAGTACCAGTGTTCCACAGTTCACGATTGTATTCACCAAGAGGATCTTTCTGACCAATGGTAGTCAGTGAGTTCTCAATGTACCAACCACCAGGACCTTGAAAGGCATGGGAATACATTTTTGCCCAAGGAAGTTCTTCACCTTCGGGAGCAGGCAGGAAACGAATAACTGCGAATCCGTTGCCAGTTTTATCCATCTCTGGTTTCCAGAGACGTTCATCAGCACCACCAGAAGTAGTGCTCATCTTCTCAACTTCTTTGACCAGTTTTTGAGTCAAAGAACCAAGAGAAGATTGCTTTTTAAGATCTGAAAAAGACATTTGTATACCTCAGATTAATCGGATTTGGCTTTTGTGTACTTCGTTATTCTACTCGTCAGAATCGTTTTTGTCAATCTGTTCTTTCATCACTTCAAGCATTTTAGACATGTTGTTAAAGATAACATTCATGTCCACACCAGGAGAAAGTCCCATCATTACAGCAGAACTTGAAATTTTTTCTTTCATTCTCTGTGCTTCTGGATCATCAGATAGACTTAGACGAGTATAAAGAATTTGTTGTTTATTTAAAAGTTTATCCAAAAGTTCAACATGACGAATTTTTTCTTCCTTCGTCATTGTAGGAAAAGTGAAGACACTTCCATAGATTTCATCTTGTAGTTCGGAGATTTCGGTCATCTCTGCACGGACGATATCGGAATTAAAAAAACTCATGAATCCCCAAGAATAACTTTTTTCAAAATTCTTTTATAATGAAATACATCAATATTTAGAAATGGACTGTACTTTTTAATTTTCATACTGACGGTTTCCCACACAGGATCTTTTAATTTCTTATCAAAATTATTCCCGTACTGAAAGATTCTGTTATAGATGACCAATGTTTCAATACTAATCTTTCCACTCAGAAACATTCGCAATAATATTGGATGAGACTTGGAGCAATCAAATACTTCCTCAAACTTATATTGAGAGAAGAGTTGTTGAGATTCTTCCTTGAACAGATAAGAGAGTGACTGAACTTTCTTTTGCCATTCTCTATATCTTGTTTCACCCTCTTTCATAATCTCACCAATCCATAATGATTGGGGATCACTACAAGAAACAAAATTTGCAACAAAAAAATCTACTACTTCTTGATCTGATTTTTGTCTTACTACTTTTTCAAACCAAAACCTATCTTTGCGTTTATAAAAAGATTGTACTGTTGCACGACTTTTACCACAATATTTGTGATAATCATATGACTCTTTCGTAAAATGATTTTTTAGAGAGAGATAACACTTATAAGCATCAAAAGGCATCATTCAAAAAAAAGTAATATAGTGAATTTTTACCGGGAAAATTTTCCCACTAAAAAGAATTAAAAGACTAATTTGGCACGAGAGGTCTTTTTCAAGAAGTTAAGTTCCATTGCTTCATACTTAATCTTTTCTTTCAATGGTTTCGAAATCAGTTTGGGCACTGATTCTACATCAAGATTATTCTTCTCACAGAAATGAATAATTGCATCAATGTAACTCATCTTTTCCTCACTATGCACAAGAGTTTCAATCTCCTGTGCAAACCGAGCAGGACAGAAAAACTTACTTTCCAGAACCTTTTCTAATTCATTCTCCATTCTCTGTCCCAGTATTGTGATGTACAAATTCCTTAATATAGCGAACTAATAACTTAATATAATCCCCTTTGTTTCTTTTGTCAAATATTTTGACTTCACCACCAGGAGTTACCATAATGGTAATAAGTTTTTTAGGAACGATATCAGTCAGTTCATAGTATGCAGCAGCATAAAATGTTTCTTGAACGAAATAGTTTTCAATCCATTTTTCTGGTTTAATTTTTTCCGATGTTTTGAAGTCAATGACTGCAAGTTCTCCATCGTATTCTGCGATACAATCAACTCTACCTGCTAATCCCAGGTATTCTGAATACAGAGTTCTCTCAATCGCATGAATATTATTTATCTTATCAAGATATGGTTTAGCATGAAAGAACATAAACTTTGTTAGGGGTTGATAGTCATCCCAGTTAAGTTCTTTATTTTCAAGATAGTCCTGACAGACTTGATGAAAGTCCGTACCTCTTGCTGTTGCTTTCTTTGTAATACGATTTGCTTCTTCAAGTCCAACACGCTCACGCCACTTCGCAAAGATCTGGCGATTGTAGAATGAAGTTACAGAAGTAATAGAAGGCACCCAGTCTCCATTCGGAAGATTATAGAGACGGATGCTTTCTGTTGTTTTGCACTCTAATTCAATGTCACCTAAGTAATTACAATGAATAAAACTCATAGATTACATTCCATTTTTGCGACAATATATTCTTTCACAAATCCAGAGCGCACAATATCTGCCACTCCAAATTCAATAATATCTACAGAAGGCATTACACGAAGAATTTTCATAAAATCAATAATACCATTCTTTTCATTAGTTTTTTGAAGATCGGATTGTGTAGCATCGCCACAGAACATGATCTTCGAATTTTCACCAACTCGGGTAATTATACTATCAAGTTCATGAAAATTCAAGTTTTGGAATTCATCAACAATAATAATGGAGTTATCAAGAGTTGTTCCACGAATGAATGAAGTACTCCAGAAACTAATCGTCCCTTGAGTTTTGAGATTACCATAAAGCATTTCAAAGTCTGCTTCTGTTGGTAACTCAAACATATACTTTACCATATTCTTATAGGGAATTTGATAAAGGGAAGACTTGTCTTCATGATCGCCAGGAAGAAAACCGATTTCACGAGTTGCAACCAAAGAACGAACAATATAAATTTTTTCATATGGACTCTTTTCATCCAAAACATCTTTCAATGCATTATAAAGTGTGATGAAAGTTTTACCTGTACCAGCACACCCATAAGCAACAATATGTTGATTTTTTTTATATGATTCATACATCTTTGTTTGATTTTCTGTGAGAGGTTCTATCTCTCTCATAATATCAAGATTGAGTGGTTTCTTCCTCTTCATCTGCCGATTACTTACACCAAATGGAACTGGTGATTTGGGTGTATTTTTTCTTGTCATGATGTCAGATTGGTTTTACTTTTGATCCAGGCATTTTTGATGCTCGATGAAGAACATCATTCCACCCTGGATGTGATTTTTTTAATCGATCATAAACTTCGCCCACTTCCCCAGATGATGGACAAGTCGATGGATCAGACCAATCACGATCCCAATCAGGGTTATCTTTTTTCCACTGATCCCAATCATGAACACTTAGAACAACTTCTTTTTGTTCACCAGTAACTTTATTACAAACAGGATACGTTGCCATTTATTAAAAAATAATATACAAAAATATTTATTCGATACAGATAGACGGAGCATCATCACACTCTATACAATCAATACACTCTTCAACATTTAAATTTGTTTCAAGATATTCACTAAGTTTTTCTTTAGTAAGAAAAACCTTAAAAATATCTCCCGTTAGATTGTTCTTTAAACACCAGTTTTTCATACGATTTAAGGACTCAAACGTGCTTTATGAAGACGCTTCTCTTCATAATAACTAAAGATCTCAGGAACCCATTGTTTAATCACTGGAACCATACCTTCACAGAGTGCCTGAATTTCAACTTGTGCATCAAGTTTTGCACGAAGATCAAGAAAATGAAGTGCTGCTCTCAATGAGAATGAAACTACAAAGTTTTGACGAATATTCTGTGGAAGATAATCTCTCAAATGTTCTTCCGCCATACCACGTTTTTCATAACCCTCTGCATACCTCTCAGATGCCGCCAGACAGAACTTTAACTGCCTTTCGTAGTCATCTTGCGTCCATTCATATTTGTGCCCTTTACGGTCAAGATAGAGACCAGCAGGACGCACATAATAAACTTGTTGAGGTTTCAATTCACCTTTAGCAACCTTAAGAACACGACGACCAGTATAACGTTGAGATTGAACATCAAATGATACACCAACACGATGAGTTCGTGCCTGAACCATTACATTATGAACAAATCCAACACAATCCAAAGCAATCGCAGGATGTTCCAACGGACCCCAGTGCCCACGTTCATTCGCAAGTAATTGCTCAATAACCCATTTACCACATTCCGTTTCATTTGGAGTGAGTTTTGTATGAATTGGATCTTCGGAGTAATCATTTTTTCCACCCTGATAAACAAGAGTTTGTGGAAGTTGTGTCTGCCGAAGCATCACAACTTTCATTTCTTTATCGAGTTCTAAAAGATCTTTTGCTTTAATAGGTTTCATATTAATCATCTCCATCATAAAATACTTCGTCGTAGTCAGTAATATAAGGTGCCACTTCTTCATATTTTAATTCATATGAATCTACATCAGAATAAACTTCTGACTTAAGGCACTCCACTAAAGACTCAAGGTTTCTAACAATCAATTTAAGTTTTTCTTTATCCATTGATATAAATCAGACACAGTAATTATAAACAAAAAAAGAGAGGGTGTCAACCCTCTCAGAACTCAACGCATTGCCATTGCAAGTTTTGCTTGATGTTTACGTTGTTCTTTTTCTTTTTGTTTCTTAATAAGAACTAATTGCCAGTTGTTTTTAATTTTCATTGGAGTGCTCCTTTACTTTTTGGGTATTGGTGCGTTCCTTCGGTATCCCTACTTCCGTTCGCTATTTGCGAATAGCGAATGAACGTCATTTATTTAGACAGTCAATTTTGTAACATTTGTTACCGTTCTATGTAACTCAATGTATGATCAGTTGCATAGAGTTGCTGAATGATTATATCACATCCAATCTTTGGATTGCAATCTCCACATGTATAGACATCCACTGATGCTTTACCTTCCTCAGGCCATGTATGAATACTGATATGACTTTCCGAAAGCAGACAAATAACAGTAACTCCTTGTGGTTCAAACTTCTTTGAAATAGTTTGAATCACAGTAGCGCCACTTGCAATTGCTGCGTTTTCTAATAAATCTATAAGACAACGCTCGTCGTCCAAAAGGACAAACGAGCACCCATACAAGTTAAGTAGATAATGCTTACCCATTAGTCTATAGGGTTCTCCTCTGCTTCTTTAAGTAATGAACTCACAATTTCTTCTGTACCATCAATTGTTTTGACAGCATACAAAGGAGACTTCATATATTTTTTAATTTTCTTATATTTTTTTAGTAGTTTATTTACTTCATTATCATTGATGATAACTTTTGCTTCACCACTTTTAATTTTTTCGGCACCAAATCCTGCACTCATTTTCTTTTCTTTTTTTCTGGTTGTTTGTATCCCCATAGTTTGGGACTTATTCTGCCATATCCAAAATCAATTTTTTGTACAGAACCAGAACCATACTTATCATAATACATATCAAAAATACGAACTCTAGTTCCTCTTACCAAATCAATATAATTTTGTCCGTCAACACTATACCAAATTAAATAAGCATCATTTGGAAAAGAAGAATCTTTTGCTTGTTCAAGTTTTGTTTTTTCTAAAAGAATTTCACATCCATATTCATGAGGCAGAACTTGGTTTTGTACTTTTTTATTTTCTGCCATTTTTTCTTTCTCCACTACTGCAGAACTCATGAACGCCCACCCCAAACAATGTCCGAATATGCTTCTTTCACATTTTCAAAACTGATCTTATACTTAGTTTGAAGTTTTTTATCCTTGACAAGGCAAAGAATTTCTGCCTCAAGAGGATGTAATCCTTGAAGAATATTAATAAACATAGTTTCTCTGCGAAGAGAACTTAATCCATCATTACCACCTTTTACAAAATTATAGAACATATGATATTCTTTTCTAATTGAAGATTTGCCTTGATCCATAGATCCAAGAGAATTAGAATTCAATTCTTGCATTTTAGATACTGCATCTTCAATTTTTGCACTTAATGTTCCACTATAAGATGTTTGCTCCCCTGCACTAGCATATGGTACTTGTCCTTCTGGAAGAAGAGAAATAACAGATTCATCAAAATTCCAAATTAGGATAGACTTTAAAGCAGGCTCATTATACGTTTGGAGAACTTCTACTTTTTTTGCATTTGATCTCTGCTTAGATGCTAAATTTAAAATTTCAAAAATAAATGGGTTTGCAGGTAAACTCTCAATTGTAGTTGAAGTTTTTGTTTTAGTAATTGTCATAATTTTTTTCAAAAATAATTAGTTTATTATAATAGAATTTTGTTTATTTATCAATCATCATCATAATCATCTTCATCATAATCATCTTCATCAAAAAACCCTTTTTCAAAACGAACAGATAATACCTCATCTGGAATTAAATTTCCATTATTATCAAAAAATTCTGGATGAATATTACGAATACCATATATCCTTTCAACTTGATATTGTTTAAAAATCCATCCTACAATAAGTCCGATTAATAAGAACATTATACAAAATAAAGTTGTAAATGTCAAAATAACTGATAGTTCCATTTGTTTTCTCCAGAGAGTTATTTTTTCCTAATATCAAAGTGAAATTCTATAAAGAAATGAAACTCTCTCTGGAGGAGAGAAATCATTTTACCAAACTTCATTTGAAAAGTCTTTGGCTTTAATGATTCTCTCCTCCTATTTCTAAGTAATAACTCAACCCCCCGATTGATTTCGGGTTCTGAATTATTTAGTTTGTTTTTTCTTTCTTCCTGGTCTCTTGTCATTGTTGTATCTCCAGGCATCTTCAAGAATACCATAAAGGTAATTTCTTATTTTTCTTGCTTGTGGTTTTGGAATATGACCATATCCTTCACGAAGTTGTTTATGATTATTATCATCGCCACCCTCAAGATATTCATCCAAGTCCATAACTAAATTGCTAAGTTCACTTGCAGTTTTACTTTCAATGAACTCTTCAACTTCTGCTTTTCGGATTCCCTTTATTTTAAGATATTCATAAAATTTTAAAATAAATTTTCCGTCAAAAGCAAAGTCAATTGCTTTTTCAACATCAAAGTATACTTCGTGAAAAGTGCTTTCCATTAAACTAATTTTTGCTCCTGAAGATACTGAACTGTGTCCGAACAACCCCCAAGATGTTCTTGATCATTCAAGATTACTTGAGGAAAGGTAGAACCTTGGCCAAATTCTGCATAAAATGCTTCACGGTCAAAATGGTCTCCAAGTTTGTAGACAACATGCTCAAGGTTTGCTAATTGTAGCACCTGCTCAATCTTGCTGCAATAGGGGCAACCATCTTTTGAATAAACTGTAAATTTCATAATACTAACTTGCGTCGTTTCTTCTGGGTCTGTAAATATAAAGATTTTGTGGTTTTTCGGGTTTCATCCACTCATATAATTTATAAAGTTTTTCTTCTACAAAAAATTCTTGCATAGAAAACCAATCTTCCCAATAGGTATGTCCTTTTGATTGATTGCAAGAATGACAACATGCCACTACATTTGTTTTAATATCAAGTCCACCTTTACATTGTGGAATAATATGGTCCAGTGTTATGTTTTCTTCCGAGCCACAATAGGCACATTTATACTCCCATTGTTCTTTTATGCTTTGCCTCCACATTCGTTTTGCTTCTGCTTTACTTGTTGTTTCTAAATTAAACAGATAGTCCTTGAAAGAATGTAGAGGAACCATAAGTAGTTGCAACTATAATTATGTATTAAAGATTCATACTACAAAAGGTTCTTGTTTTCCTTCTGGCAACTTAACTTGAGGTAATTTTTCTACTTTTATAGGATCACTTTTACTTACAACAATTTCATTTGTCGGAAGTGCTTTAGGCATATGAATATCCACCACAGGACCCATCAGAAACTTATTTCTTGTATAAGTTCTGTTAGCAGGATCAAATGCTACCATCATCAATGCATCTAATTCTTCTGCACAATCTACAATCTTTCTTCCAGTCTTAGTTTCAATGACCGAAAAATAATCTTCACTATTGTACTTGTTCATGATGTTGTTTCAATTCTGGGTTTAGTTGAGAAGGAACAACTGGATTCCTATTTGCATTTTTAATGACAATGAAAGCATCATTTTGATATGAGACTGTGCCAAAAGGTTTTGCCCATTTTGGATTTGCATCAGGATGAGTTGCTGTTCCAGTTGCTGCTACACCACCAATCTGAACTACAATCTCATCCGTTGGTTCCCATCCAAGTTCTGCGATGAGTTCATTAATCCTTTCGATCATTTTGCTTTTGAGTTCTTTGAGTATTATACTCTCTTTTCATTGGTCTGTAAAGATTAGGCCAAGTATCCATGATAATCTCTGCAAGTTTATCTGGTGTTTCTGAACTAATCATTTATATTTTTCAAGAGCATACATTCCATTTTTCTCTACAATTGCAGAACATGTGTCACACCAATCACCACAGCACATATAAGTAATTTTTCCAAAGTTACGAATATTTCCATGATGAATATGTCCACATATTACCCCATCATATTTTTTATCTTTCTGAACGCAATAGGATGCAATATCAGTTTCATATTGATTAATATAATTCTTTCCACGAATTGTATTCTTTAAGTAATAAACCAAAGAGAATCTGAAGAATCTTTCCAGAAACATGCTCAAAGGAGTAATTAACTCATATCCCTTATTGAACACCAATTGCTTCCAAGATCCAGAAGAATACTCCGAATACTTATCTCCGTGAATACAAAAAAACTTATTTCCGTTTGAATCTTTATGAGTATACTCATCTACCATCTGAAAGTTCTTGTGTTCAAAATTTGCATAACGACGAATCTGCCCTTCGTGATTACCAAGAATATAAACGACTTCTGTACCTTTCTTTGCTAAGTTTAAGATTTGGTGGAGACATTCTGTATGTATTGATTTCCATTTTGTGCCATATTTTTCCATACAAGCAATATCAATAATGTCTCCGACCAATACTAATTTTTTTGTTTTAAGTTCTTTGAGAAACTTTAAGAACCTTTCAGCATCACACCGATTGGTTCCCAAATGCACATCAGATATAAAAACCGTATCGTAAGTCATAATCAAAATCGAGTAGGAGTATATTCCATTCCCTCCAAAAGGGTATCTAACATTTCACCATATTCTTTGAATCTTTTGTCCCCTGCGATGAAACGTCTTTGTCTCATCCATACTGCATCAGCAAGAAGTTTAATCTGCTCTTCTGAAAGTGATATGTTTTTCATAGTTTTAGTAGAAACCATTCTATGTATTAAAGATATTGTGTGATGGACATTATGAAAAGGAAAACTCCGAAGAGTTGGAAGAGGAGGAGGATGAGAAACATAAATATAAATAAAATTCTTATGAGAACTTATAAAGAATTTATATCATTACTTGAGAAATTTAAACCATTTCCAGAAGATAGTGTAAGTAGGCAAATTGATAGAAAAATGAAAAGTGGTTCGAATCAAGATGCACATAAGATGAAAGTTGTTAAAAATTTTATGACTAAATCTGGGGATACAAATAATTCAAAAAGAGCAATTGATACAATTAGAAAAAATACATATGCAGCAGTTCATAAAGGAGATGATGAAGGAAAAAATGCACAAAATGTAAATGTAATCAGCACATTAATAAAAGGACATACTAAAAAATCAAAATTAAAGGATTTAAAACAACAGTCAGAAATTAATAAAACAAATAAAGATAATAAAAGACTCTTAAATAAGATGTATCAAAAAAATGAAAATCCCTGAAAAATCAAAACTATTAAAGTTATATTCGAATAGTATAGAGCAATTTATACTTAATTTTCAAGACTACTTGGAAACTAATAGTAAAACTTCAGAATTAAAATATTATATTGGATTTAGACTTTCGGAAATTTCTGGCATTATATCCAACTATAATGGAGACAAAGAATTATTATTAATGAAATTAAAAAGAAATAAAAAACAAATAATCACACATTGTCTTGAATTACTATCTATTGAATGGTGTGAGGATATTTTAGTTCTTATGAAAAATATTAGCAACAAAAAACACTGTTGGAGAATAGTTCAAGATAAAAAATTAGAGTATTCCTGGGATTTTATTGAGAGTATTTTTTCTTATTAATAGTGATAGTGGTCTGTGATAGACATTATGAACATGAATATTCCGAAGAGTTGAAAGAGAAGGAGGATGAGGAGCATTTTTTTATTGATGCTTTTGTAGGTATTTAATCATTTCTTCTAATACACCAGAATTTTCACCAATATATCCCATAGTTCTATTACAAATATTACAAAGCAATCCTCTTACTTTTCCTGTATTATGATCATGATCAACATAAAAAACTTCTACTGCCCCACCTCTACCAGACTTTCTACCTTTTGGATCGGTGCTCTCACAAATAGCACAACGATTATTTTGTTTTTCTAATAGGGCATTATATTCTTGAAGTGTTATTCCATATAAATGTCTTAAATTTTTATCCCTACCTTTTTCAGGAGTGTAATCTTTTTGCTTTGCCTTAATAAAACAGGACTTACATTTACCATGATAATATACTTTATCGGGAAATTCTTTACTCTTGAATTTAGTTGGATAATATTCCAAAATAGGTTTTGTTTCGCCACATACATTACAGGTTTTCATTGTTTGCTTATTAAACATTAAACTTATTATACCATAAGTTTAACTATTTAGTCAAGTGCCCATAAAAAAAGACCCCCAGAAGGAGGTCTTAAAAACTATTGAGTTTTTATCAACCGATACTTGGTGCAGTCAGGGCAACAGGAGTGTTGGTTGCCGCAGCAAGGTCCAGAGGAAAGTTGTGGGCATTACGCTCATGCATAACTTCCATTCCGAGTCCAGCACGATTGAGGACATCTGCCCAAGAGTTAACTACACGTCCTTGTGAGTCCAAAATACTTTGGTTAAAATTCCACCCGTTTAAATTAAAAGCCATCGTAGAAACACCAAGAGCAGTGAACCAGATGCCTACAACGGGCCAAGCAGCAAGGAAGAAGTGCAGTGAACGTGAGTTATTAAAGGAAGCGTATTGGAAAATAAGGCGTCCAAAATAACCGTGTGCAGCAACGATGTTGTATGTCTCTTCTTCTTGACCGAACTTGTAACCATAATTCTGTGACTCATTCTCGGTGGTTTCACGAACCAACGAAGAAGTAACCAGAGAACCGTGCATAGCACTGAACAGTGAACCACCGAACACACCAGCAACTCCAAGCATATGGAAGGGGTGCATCAGGATGTTATGTTCTGCCTGGAACACAAGCATGTAGTTGAAAGTGCCACTGATACCCAGAGGCATTGCATCAGAGAAAGAACCTTGACCGAAAGGATAGACCAGGAATACAGCAGATGCAGCAGCAACAGGTGCGCTGTAAGCAACCATAATCCAAGGACGCATACCTAAACGATAAGAGAGTTCCCATTCACGTCCCATATAGCAGTAGATGCCAATGAGGAAGTGGAATACAACAAGTTGGAAAGGGCCGCCATTGTAAAGCCATTCATCCAGGGAAGCAGCTTCCCAAATGGGATAAAAGTGAAGACCGATAGCATTAGAAGAAGGAACAACGGCACCAGAGATGATGTTGTTTCCATACATGAGTGAACCAGCAACGGGTTCACGAATACCGTCAATGTCCACAGGGGGAGCACCGACGAATGCGATGATGAAGCAAGTGGTTGCAGCAAGCAACGTTGGAATCATCAATACACCGAACCAGCCGACATAAAGGCGGTTGTTCGTAGAAGTCACCCAAGAGCAGAATTGTTCCCAGGTATTTTCGCCAGAGCGGCGTGAAGCAATTGTAGCAGTCATTTGTTAAAAGGGTAGGTATAAGTTCAGGGGGAACTGAACGATTACAGTATATCCCACACCACCCTCCAGTGTGGGTATGAGAGACGGATTTTATTTGCCCATTAGTCTCGGTGGGGCAAGATTAAGAAATGTTTCATTTCTTAACATTTATTTATCATAGCATTGTCAGGAAATCCTGTCAAGTCATAAAAAAGTCCCCTTTCGGGGACTGTAAATCATTCTGCTTCTACCGCAGATTCTTCTGCTTCTGGGAGTGGAATTTCTTCAGGTTCTGGTTCTGGAAGAGTTACACCTATTTGTGTAAGATACTCAATCGCACCTTGTACTTTCAAAAATAGTTCTCTTTTTGTTGTAGATTTAATTTGTAATCCTTCCAATTCAAGGGAAAGGTCTTGTGCTTGCTTTACAAGATTTGCAAGATGTTCTTGTTGTTCGGTCATAACAAATTAATTAATTCGACTTATTTATAGTATGGCACAAGTAGTCAAATATAAAAAAATATGTCGATAAATACTTATAGTCCTATAAAATAGAACAATGAAAAGATTATCTCTTATCTTTTCGTTATTCTTGGTTACTCCTGCTTTTGCTGGTGAGATTACAAACAAAATAACTGATTCCGTACAATTAGGCGTTCAGGGTGCTGCGGTTCAATCAACCAGAATTGGCGCATCATACTCGGTTTCGGGTTCAAATATTAAAGCAACAACATTTGGTGGTGTTGGAACTGCTGGTTCTTATGATGTCAATACTGCTGGACAATCATTTAGTTTTTCAGAAACTAAAAATGCTGCTGATACCTCAGTAACCAGTCAAACATGGTCATCTGGAGCAATTTCCTCACCAAACCTTTATGGAGATTCTGTTACTCAGTTGGCAGGTGATAAAGGTTCTCTTGCAGGAACTTTAAGTGGCACTGGAGTTCCTACGGTAACCGCTGGTGGTCCTGGTACTACCGCAACAGCACAACGTAGTGTTGAATTGAGTGTATTCAAATGAGAAAATTCCTAGCAGGTTTATTTCTGCTAGGGTTTTCTTCATCCACTGCCCTAGCGGTTCCCGTGGTTCCAAATTTTACGAGTGGAACCATCACAGCAGAAACAAAAACACATACTGAAGTTATTGAGAACATTCACCAAATAGAATATTCCACTGGAAATTCATATACTGTAACTGGCACGAATATCAATATTCCTGGAAGACCTCAACCAGGAGCAAACTATTCAATTTATAATCAAGGTGCCGCATTCCAGTTTAGTGAAACATCACTGACACCTGGTATCAGTAAAGAGACATGGATCGACAGAAAAACTACAGAAGATTCTACAACAAATTCAATCTCTGTCTTTACGCAATAATGTTTGCTGGGTCAGCAATGGCTCAGCAAGCACCATCAAACACAAACATAGCAGGACCTTCAGCATCTGCAACTGGCAATGTAACCAATCAGGCAGTTCAGGTTCTTCAAGGTCCTTATGCTACAAATACTTATGGTGCTGGTGTTTCTTGCCAAGGACCTACAATGAGTTTTGCACCTTTTCTTTTAGGCAGTACAAATTTTAGTCAAGACCCAACATCATTTCAAACTTATAATGGAAACTTTGGATTTTCAATGGGTTTTAACTTTCCTCTTGATGGTTCATTACAAGAACTCTGCAAACAAAGAGTGCGAACAGAAATAGAAAGACAAGATGCAGAAGCAGCAAAAGCACGTCTTGATTTTGAACTTGTAAGATTAATCAAATGTGGAGAAGCAAAGAAATCTGGAGTTGATTTTCATCCTAATAGTCCTTATGCAAAAATTTGTGCGGATATTATAATACAACCACCAAAAATTGTTACAATTGATCCAGTAAATTCAATAAATACTAAGTCAATACAACAGAACAATGGCAAAGTCAGCAAACAAAGGTAAAAAAGGTTCTGCTGGAGGACAAAAGAACTCCAAACAAAATCAAGGCAATGCGACTGCCAAAAAAGCAAAAAATGGTGGTAAGAAAAAGTGAGGATTTATGCCAAGAGAGTGGAACACTCCCAAACGTGAGTGTTGGAATAAACCAATACACCAAATATTAAAAGCAATAGACAATCACACAAGGATCGGAATGGAAACAGGAGATCCGTGGCACGAGGAACAAGCAGAAATATTAAGAAAATATGTAAAAAACTTGAAGGTTTGGATACACAAAGAAGAAGGATGTTGGAACGAATGAAAAAACTACTTACGGCAATTGGACTTTCATTAAGTTTAACTTTACCTACACTCGCAGTTACTCCTGGAAAAGATACACAAGATCTTCCAGATAATAGCAATGCTGCTCTTGGGTGTATGATCCTTTTGGAATGTATGAAAGGTGTAGAACAGATCCACGCAGATTATAAATTTGATAAATTCATTCCAGAAATGGCAGATGAAGCATCAAAAATTATTGTTGCTTTAGATAAGATTAATGTTGGTGTTTATATTGGAGATAAAAAATACTTTCCAAGATATTTGAATGGAATTTATAAACCAGATTATAATAGATTCTTTATTCGTAGAGATCTTTTAGATGATCCTAGAGGATTCCTAAGCACTCTACGTCACGAAGGATGGCATACAGTTCAAGATTGTATGGCAGGAGGTGTTTCAAATCCATTCATCGCTCAAGTTTATCACGATGATCAAATTCCAAATTGGGTAAAGGCAAGAGCAGAAGAACTTTATGGTCTTGCAGGTCAAGGTGCAGCAATTCCCTGGGAAGCAGATGCAATCTGGGCAGCAAATCAAAAAGGTGAAACTGCTAAAGGATTAGAGGCTTGTGCAAATAAAACTCTTTATAAAGAATATCCACCAACACCAAAAACAAAAGAATGGTTGATTGGTTGTGGATTTATGAAACCAGAAGGTAAATATTATCCATATAATGAGAACAAAAAGAAACAGGAGTGTATTCCTAAAAAATGACTGAACTACCTTGGGGTGTAATTATAATTCTTGGACTTGGTTTAGTAGGAACTCTTTGGAGTATTTACTATATACTACGATTGGCGTATTTGGAGGAACATCAATGAAAGAACTCTCATTAATCTTATCAGCACTCAGTTTAACTGTATCTTTAGGTTTAGCAGTTGGTGCTTATGTAACTTATAAAAAAGCAGAAGATATGATTAATCATCCAGAAGAGATGATTAATAAAATTGTAGAACACAGAGTAAATGATTTACTAAAAAATCTACCTCTTCCAAAAATTCCTGGAACCAGAGACTTTAAGATTTTTTAGAATCAAACTTTTTCTTCTGTTCTAGTTTTTCTTTTTTCTGTTCTTTCTTGAGTAGTTTAAGATGTTTTTTATCAAGAGCCGCAGTAAAGATTAATTGTGTTTCATAAGGTGTCAAGTCCTTATTCATCATTTTCTTTGCCTGAGCAAACATTCTTTCTACAACTGGTTTGAATTTTTTGACCATCCATTCAACAAAAGACTTACCTATAATTGCTGCGGCAACAGATGCAGTTGCAGTTGTTCCAGCAAGCATAACTTGTTCTTTAGGTGGCACTGGAACTGGTCCAACAAATGGAACCTGGATTTCTGGAACACCAAGATTAGATACGGGTGGTTGATCTGAAATATTCCGATTATCTTGTGTATTTTGAGCAGGAATTTGAACCTGCGGAATTACTGGTTTACTATCAGGTAATTTTCTTTCTTTCTGTTCTTCTTCTTTTTCTTTCTTTTGTTGGTCCGCTTTTACGGCAGCATCAAACTCCTCTTGTGTTGGAACTTGAAGTACAGGATAAGATAAAGAAGGATCTGGAACGTTCACTATGGGACGCCCCAAATCCTTTATAACTGGAAGATCAAACTTGTGTTGAGGCAGACGCTCTACTGTAGTCTGGGGAATCTCCACAGGTTGGGCAACCTTCAGTTGATTCAGTTGCGACAACTGGTTCAACTGTTGGTTCGACAAGTTCTGGAGTTGGTTCAACTGCGGTGATTGCAGGTTCGGAATCTCGTTTGGCATCTCCTTCACTATCCTTCTTCATAGTATTTACACCAAATGTTGCCGCAGAAGCAGTAAAGACTGTAGCAATGAAGGTTGGATCCATTTTGGGAAGCAATCCAGCATAACTAGCAGTCAAAAGGGCAGCTGCCCAACTTAAAACAGTAACACGAATCAAAGTTCCCATACCATTTTCTCTTTTGTTTGATGAATTAGACATTGTATCTAAAATAATGGTGGACTCACTTTAGATAATTATTCTAACCTATTTAGCCCAAGGACATGCCTTTGGCATATAAACTACAGCATGACCTGTTGCAACTGCCTGTTGATTGATTTCAGTTCCATCAGAAAGGAAAAGACGACCAACAGTTCTACCATAAAGGTCTTTAGTAACTCTTTCAATTTTAATATCTTGATTAAGAACTAAATCAGACAACCATTTCTGTGCTGCTGGACCACCAATCGGATCCTTTTTACCGTGCTTGTTATTTGTTACTTCTGGAGCATCAATACAAGCGAGACGAATCTTTTCACCTGATGATGTTGTTACAGTATCTCCATCGTGAACTCCAGTAATAACATCTGCCTTAACAGATAATGTTGCTAAAGAAAGGGCAGCAACCACTGCACCAATTTTAAAAAGTTTCATTTTTTTAAGTAAAGATTTTATTTATTCTATAGGATGCATTTTGAAGACCTCTGGATAGGCAGCATCAAAGTTTCTCATCATAACAGCAGAACGTGCATTTGCTTCGTTCTCTGTCGGACTTCCAGTTACACCATCACCGTGAATACCATTTATATGTTGATGATAATGAACGATCTCATGTCCCAATGTTCTTAATGCATCTAATGGATGGCGATTTTTAATATCAACCACAATACGATTTTTTGAACTTGTTTGCCCCCAAGTGTGTTTTGTTTGTCCCCAATCAGAATTAGTGGTAAATGTAATTCCAGGAATATCTTTTACATGAAGTCCATTACCATTATCATGTTCATCGTGAGGAAAATGCATAGGAGGAATTTGCTTCTTTTTCATTTTCAATTCTTTGAAAACAAATGGAAGAAACTTAGGAATAAGTTTTTCAAACTCTTTCACACTAGTTCTTTTATCACAAGAACAAGATGCTTCTTTTAAAAATTCCTGGAATGTTTTCATTTTACTTCTTCCAAAATTCACCTTCTGCCTTTCTTCTACGAGCAAGACCTGCTTCTACATTTGAACCAGGATTGCGGTAGAGATATAAAGCATCAGGAACTAAATCCCATTCTTTATTTTTTAGACGTTTGGTAATAGTATTAAAGTCACCACTACCATAAAAACCAGCACCCAAGTTATAAGCAAAAGAAAGTAATGCACCTCTCTTACCATCACTCATTTCATTCCAATGTGGAATTTTACGAAGTGCTGGAAGGAAGTTCTTACGGCATTCATCCATTAACAATGAATCTGCTTCTGCTTGTGTAATAGATTGACCTAATTTAAATGGACCACCATTCTTATCTCTAGTGCATCCCCATCCAATTGTGATTGGAAGACCTCCTGTAAGAGGATCTGGATATGCATTCAATCGGCATCCTTCAAATTGTTTAATCAATTGAAGTCCCGCTGCTGGAACGTCATCACCAGATGCTGCAGCGGCAGGTGCTGCTACAGCATTAGTCTTTTTTCTAAAAATCTCCGCCCATTCTGCTTTATCTTCCAAATACTGAACTGGAAGATGATCTTCCAACCACTGAACTCCTTTTACGTGATTTTCATTCTTATCATCATAAAACTTGAAAAAATTGTGTAGATCTACTTTTGCCATTGTTCTGTCTCCTGATGATTACGAACCGAAAATACGACCCCAGCCAGTGCCAGGTTTACCTTGATCTAACCAACGATACTTGAGAACATCTTTGGTATAAATGGTTTTCTTACCATGCTCTACTGGACCAGTATAGTTATCATTTAATGATCCATATGGGTCATTAATATAATAACCTTTAAGATCTGGCGTAGTACCAATAACTACGACCATGTGACCGCCAGTTGGAGCAGAAAGAGGACCACGGTGGAGGATACCGATAACCAATGGACGCCCAGCAGCAAGCTCTCTATCAATATCAGCAAACCCAAGATTGTAACTAAAATGTGACTTAACGCCATAAGAAGCAAGAACTTTCGTCTGTACTGCGTGGTCAGTTGAATCACCAATTGCGAAAACTTTTTGTACATAGGCATCGTCGCCTTTTGCACCTTTGAGAGTACCTGGTTTGAGGAACTCCAAGCACATTGCACACGACGAAGAGTTGCAAGTCCTATGTGCATCTCTGTAATTATCTACTTGGTTAAAGTATGGAACTGCCAATACTGGTGGAGTTGGTGGCTTAGTTCTAAAGATTTTAATCCATTCGGTTTCTGAATCATCCATATATTCAGCAGGGAGGTTATCTTCTAACCACTGTACTGCTGCTACATGATTTTCATTCTTATCATCATAATACTTAAAAAAGTTATGAAGATCTAAGGTCATTTTACCTCATATGTAACACTATCCTATTTAGATCTTGATGCCTTTATTATAATTAAAGTTATATCCAAAACAAAATAAACTAAAAAAGAATAATAAATCATCTATAATATTCATGAATTTTATCCAAAACTTGATTAAGGTATTTGTGCGCCAATCCTTTTGGATCTGATGTGTATTTTTCTTTATCCAATTGACACTTTAACTTTTCAACATAACACCTAATTTCTTCCTTTTGAAAATTCGTTTCTATGCATACAATAAAAAAAATCTCCACTCATATTTAGAGTAGAGATAATTATGAATACTTATTTTGTTTTTATTTTCTCACATAAACTGGTTGAAGTTTTCCTCCACTATGGTCATCATCATCAGGTGGTTGAGATGCTTTCCAACAGATGAAAGTTACCCACAAAACTAATAATAGTTGTGGTAGATGATTCATCTCACCATACTCCAGGAATTACTTGGCCCGTCAATGCATAAGCACCCATTGCTGCTACGATTCCAATCATAGCAAACCAACCATTAATACGTTCTGCGCGTTCGTTCATTGTTTTTCTCCTTAATAAGTTTCTGAAAGTTGATTGATAGAATGTGCAAGAAGCACAAAGAAGGCAATACTTGTTATGGTAAAGATTGCTTCACTCATTATACTACACCAAAGAAGAGGTGTCCTGTTGTTGCATAAGATACAAGTGCAGCAACAAATCCCAACATCGCAGTGCGTCCATTCAAGAGTTCAGCACGTTCTGCGTGTGTTTGAAGCGCATAGCGTTCTGCATCACTTTGCGAGACATACATCTTAGGTTCTTTAGCGAACATATTTTGTTGTCCGCGTTCATTAGTTGTTACAGTCATTTTCGTTTTATTACGAATTGTTACACAATTATATAGGAAAAAGAAAGGGATGTCAAGCATCCCCAAGTAAATCAAGTTCCTTCGCACCAAGAATTCATGTATTTTTTCTGATCTTCTGTGAGAGTATCAATTGAAATGCCCATTGCTGCAAGTTTTAATTTAGCAATTTCGGCATCCTTTTCAGCAGGAACAGGATAAATTCCAGGTTCAAATTTACCTTGATTTTGAACAAGATATTCAACTCCAAGAGCTTGATTTGCAAAACTCATGTCCATCACAGCGGATGGATGTCCTTCAGCAGCACCAAGATTTACAAGTCGTCCATCAGCAATTACTACAATCTCATTATGTTCAAGTTTATATTGTTTGACAAAAGGACGAACTTCTTTAATTTCAGATGCTTTTTCTTCAAGAGATTTTACATCAATTTCATTATCAAAGTGACCAGAGTTGCAAACAATCGCACCACTCTTCATCCATTTCATATGATTATAAGTAATGACGTTTTTATTGCCAGTTACAGTAATAAAAATATCTCCCACATTGACTGCATGATCCATAGGAAGAACTTGATATCCTTCCAAAGTTGCTTCAATTGCTTTTACGGGATCAATCTCAGTGACAACCACATTTGCTCCCATCCCTTTGGCGCGAAGAGCAACTCCTTTGCCACACCAACCGAACCCAGCAACAACCACAGTTTTTCCAGCAAGAAGAATGTTAGTTGCACGAATAATCCCATCAAGAGTAGATTGACCAGTGCCGTACCTATTATCAAAAAAATGTTTTGTTTGGGAGTCATTTACATTAATTGCAGGATGTTGAAGTACGCCATCATTTAACATTGCACGAAGACGAACAATACCAGTAGTTGTTTCTTCAGTCGTTCCAATCAAATCAGAAACTTGTTCAGGACGTTCTTTAATCAAAGTTGCTACAACATCAGAACCATCATCAATAATAATTTGTGGTTTATGATCCAATGCAATTTGAATGTGTCGGGCATAAGTCTCATTATTCTCGCCCTTAACTGCAAATACAGGGATTTGCCAATCCTGTACTAATGAAGCAGCAACATCATCTTGAGTTGATAAGGGATTACTTGCAATTAACATCGAATCTGCACCAGCAAGTTTTAATGCGATGCAAAGATGTGCAGTTTCAGTTGTAACATGGTTACAAGAAACAAGACGAATACCTTTAAGTGGTTGTTCTTCTTTAAATCTTTCTTGAATTTGTTTTAGAACAGGCATTTCTCTGCCTGCCCATTCAATTCTTTTTCTGCCAAGTTCGGCAAGAGAAATATCTTTAATATCGTAATTCATAAGTATACAGAGAAAAGGAGGGGGTTTATCCCCTCCAGAACATAAACGGATTTTATGCGTTAGAGGTTATCAGAACTTGAAGGTTGTCTGAATCACACCACCCCAGTTAGAGGCAGCATTTTTAGCACCTTGGTTGTCCGAAACATAGAACACAGCAGGAGTAACACTAATGTTATCGCTCACACGATACTTATAGAACACTTCCAACATTTGTGCTTTAGGAGCATTTTCCGAGTTAGAAGGTTCACCGTAAGCAACACCAGCAGCATTACCTTTAGCAAACACATCAGACCACTGAAGACCTGCCATCCACGATTGTGAGTTAGTAGCGCCAGTTCTTGCACCAGCACCGCTCACACCGTTGTATCCATAACCGAAGCTGATGGAAGGAACGATACCAGAAGTCTTTGGTTGCCAATAAGCGTTGAATGCAACACTATTTGATTCTTGACCATTTGTAAGAGCACCAGAACCACCGCCAAGAGCGTTGTAGTTACGAACGCGAGTACCGTAAGTACCATAACGATAACCAACAGCAGCACCCCATTGAGTGGCACGATAACCAATCTGACCCAGAAGGTTCAGTTTACCTTCAGAATCAAAGACACCAGTAGAACTATCAGAACCATTCTCAGCAATATAGTTCAAGTTAGCAACAAAACCTTGTTTGCCAGGTTGAGTGTACTGAGCACCAAATCCAGCACCAGTTGCTTTGTTATAAACACCTGAAGCACCACCAAGTTGGAAGAAGTCAAGAATGTCCGACTTGTAAGCAGAAGGAATCCAAGCAAGTTCTGTGTTACGAACCAGAGCACCTGCAGTCAGTTTTACATTCTGACCAACAGGGAAGGTGTAGTAAAGACGATCCAACCAGATGTTACTGGTAGTTCCAGTACCTTGTGAAGTTTCTGCTTTATCAAGTTTGAGAAGTGAAGAAGAAGAACCAAAAGGTTGTGCAGAGAAGTTGCCAGAACGCAGACGAGTGCGAAGCAAATCTTTACCAGTGAACGAAGTATCAAGGTTGATACGAAGATCATAGTTGAATGCAGTATTACCAGCAGTAGCACCAGTAGTAGTCTTATAACCAGGAACACCACCAAGAACGAAAGTTGCTTCACCCTTCAGTTTGGTAGTGGTAGAGAACTGTTGTGCTTGAAGTTTACCAACTTTGCTTTCAAGACCATCAACACGAGCAGTGATAACAGTAAGTTCTGTATCAAACTCAGCAAGAAGTTTGCGAAGTTCGTCAGTGCTTTCAGTCACACGATCAAGACAAGCATTCAGAAGAGCTGCTGCCTCAAAACGGGTCATTGACTTACCACCACCAAAGGTTCCGTTGGGATAACCTGCAACGCAACCATATTTCTCAACAAGGTTGCTGAGTGCCTGGTATGCCCAATCCGTAGGACGAACATCAGACAATTGAGTAACGCTCGAAACCTGTTCTCCAGTTGAGTATTGATTGACTGCTGACATATTAAGGTCTGCGGCATTTGCAACAGAAGGAGCAATCATACCCAAAGCAACAGGTGCAAGCATCAGTTGTTTGATTTTCATAAAAGTTTGTTTTTTGTACTAAACGACAATGTGAAGATTTACAACAAGGCAAATCTTCGTTATTTATACGTCTTAAGCAAATCTTAAGATGAGCATAGTATAATATAAATTATAAAATATGTCAAGCGGATTGATTTGCTGCGGAATTTTCGGTTATCCTACCAAGATAAGGATCGTAATTCATATAATCCTTAATATCAATATCAGCACCATTCTGTTCCCAAAACTGCGATAAAGCATTATAGTTTGCTTTATGAAATGCATCAATATGTTCTGGATGAATAGAAGATCCCAATTCAATTCTATAAAGAAGAAGAGGAATTGAATATGTATTCCCCGTATTATAAATCAAATCATCTGCAACAGGTCTTGGTTTAACGCCATTATCAAGTTTATACTTATTTCCTCTACAATGAAACTTAAGAAGTTTTTCTGCGTGATGTCGATTAATCAAATAACAAGCCGTAGAAAAATCATTTACAAATCTCTTATGCAACTTAACGTGAATATCGCCAGTACAGATAATAGCAATTTGTACAATATCCCAGTCATAAGGGATGTGTGCATAGAAATCATCCCAAGTAAAGTTCCAGAACTTAACCAAGTCTAAGTTGCAATCATCCTCCATAATAATTGCATAAGGATCATCAGATGTTTCCATCCAATGTTTAATTGCTTTTAGATGAGATGTAGTGCATCCAATTTCACCAGAAGTCATCATTTCAGGATAACGACCAGCAATAATATTACTTAAGTCATCCTCACGTCCATCATATGCAGAAATACGTGTGTAGTTTTCAATCTCCCAATATTTAAATTGGTCTTCCATATACTGGCGTCTTTCTGGTTGACCATCAAGATTTAAGTAATAGATTGGACCAATACCTTTAAGTTTATGAGCAGATTTATTCTTATCAACTAATTCAAACATGATATTTTGAGTTGTTCTTTGCTAAGTGTACTATTTTTGGTTCAAATTTGCAATGTTCAGAAAATACTTCAGGATATGCATATTCAGGTCCTAAAATATTTACATTTTCTTTGCGCTCAATAAAAAATTTGTTGATATGACTTTCATCATGCCAGACCGCAATCACATTATTTTCAAGATCTTTATTGATTCTACCATCAAGTTCTTCAATCATTTCAAGAACATCAGGAACTCTTCCTCCCCATAAACATCCCTGATAATACACAGATAAATCATCAGTTTGACTTATGTGTGATAGTGATAGTGGATTGGTTTCAAATGCTCCTGGATATTTATTATGAGGAGGCATTTGAAGGAAGTGGCAAGGATGGTGAACACCAAAGAATGGTTTTTCATTATTAAAAAATTCTTCTTCAGTAATTGAATCAACTACCAATGCATCTGCATCAATAAAAACAAACCAATCATTCTTTACAATTTCTTTTTTTGCTTTTTGAATGATTCCAAATCTTGTTAAAGTAACATAAGGCCATTCAAGATGTTCTTGTTGATATACTTTGACATCATCAGGAAAATCACCTTCTCCATCAGTAAAAACTAAAAAAGTCTTTTCGCTGTTAGGAAGAAAATATTCTTGAATATTTTCATAATACTTTGGAAGGAAGTTCAAATACTTTCCAGTTCCAATAAAACAAATCGCAACTTTCATTAAATTATCATCCAAGTTTCTGGAATAAGATCTTTAGTATCTATGTGTTTATTATCAGATCCAGCAAACCACCCAGATGGCGCAACAACTTTATTATTGTTTGCTAACCACGCACCCCACCAAGAGAATGAAGAGTTTGCAATAATATGACCCGAACATAATGTCATCAAACATAAGTCAACATAATTACTATTGCCCTCAGCAATAAGAAACCTATCTGAAGAAAATAGTTCTTGTTGATTGCACCATTCTGGATCATCAGAGAATACAAGAACTGTTTCATTACCAAACTGCTCCAATGCTTTTTGATAATAATCCAATTCAAGTGCAGTATGATTTGGATTGGTAATATAGTCCGTTCTACGAATATGAAGTGCAATTGGAGAAGCATTCAATTGAGAAATCATTTCTCTGCAAGGTTCCAGGATTTCATCTTTGAATGTAAAATCAGATCTAATCTCATCTTCAATATGTTTGAAGTATTTTTCAGATTGAAAAAATCCTTGAATAGAAACCCAATCAGGACATTGATTAAAAAACTTTTCATTAAATGAAAATGTCCCTTCCATAACAATTGGTCTATCAACATCAATATATTGGACGTTCAATTGAGAAACACTTTCTAATTTGAATGGGACCAACAATTGATGATCTTTCCACTCATTTTTATTTTGACTTGGAGGAATACAGTATTGATATCCATGTTTATTTGCAACTCCTTTGAGAGCAGCAAATTGAAACATTTGATTTCCAAGTCTGCCTAATTGACCTAAAGCATTAAATCCTATCATAATTTTTCAATCAATTTTTCAATACTGGGTAGATAATAATTCTCTATTATATTTGACCACTCAAAGTTTTTGGAGTATTCAAAAATTTCTTCACGATGAGAAATAGAATATTCTCTGTTCTTGGTTATAACACTTTCAATATATGAAATGTCACTGATTTTATTTTCAGGAATAACGTCAATAAAATCTTTATCTAAATCTAGATTAGCAGTCGCATATTCACTAACGACAACACCTAAACCAGCAGCAAAAGCCTCCATGCAAACTAGAGGATGCGCTTCACCATCACTCAATAATACCAGATTTCCATAGTCTGTCAAATTGGCATAAAGAGTTTCTTTACTCCACTCCCCAAGATAATTTTTTTGAGTATTGAATCTAGAGTCTGCAATGTTCCCAGCATACCATAAACTGGAGATTCCTTGAAACAAATATTGTCTTTTTCTATAGTCAACCTTTGCAAGATAAATGCTTCTATCAGGAAATTTTGGGTCTGTAGTAAATTTAAAATTTTCTACATTTACTCCATTTGGATTCAAATATAAATTTTGCTCTGGTATACCTAACCTAGTTCTGTATACTTCTTTTATACCTGAAGACAAACAAAAAATATTTGGTTTGTATTGTCCAAATAAATTGAATATATTCACATATCCACCCATCATATCTTGATTTTCAAGATAACCATAGTGAGTTGTACAAGCACAAGGATACTGAATGTATGGATAGATTGTAATCCAATCGTCATAGTTAATATGAACAAAATCTGGTCTAAAAGAATTAACTTTTTGAATGATTTCTACAGGACTTCCAACGTTAATAATTTGAACTTGATGTTCCAACTTCTCTAGAGTTATCTTATAATCCCAGATTAAACTTTCTACTGCTCCCCAACCAACTGGAGGTATTTGAGTTGCAGGACCAATAATACTAATTTTCATTGATTATAGATTCCAATTTAGGAACATATTCATTTTTAATGATACTTTCCAATCCAAAAGTATTGATACCATATTCTCTAATCTCTTCTCTGTTTTGAACGGAGTACTCTTTGTTCTTTTCCAAAACCGAATTAACGTATGAAATGTCTTCTATTCTATCTTCTGGAATCACGTCAACAAATTCTCTTGTAGTATCCAATTCAACAGAAACTGTTTCAGAAACAACTACGCCAAGTCCACAAATCAATGCTTCTTTTACAACAAGAGGAGTTGTATTTTCAATTTTACTTAGAAGAGTAAAGTTTGGATACTTGGTAATCTCTTCGTTTAGTTTTTTCCTATCATACTCACCTTTATAGTTTTTTGGATTGGTAAACCTTCCTTGCTCCATTCTTCCAATAATGTCCACATTATCAAAATCTTGCAGAAGATATTGACGTTTGCGATCACATACTTGGGAAAAACAAAGTGTATTACTATATGTTGGAGTTGCGTCAAAAGAATATGAAGAATGCAAGACACCAAGACGACTCAACCAACAGCGTTCTTCAATTGCACCATTTTCAACAAATGTATTAATATCGTTTTGACTTGAGGCAAAAATATGAAAGTTCTCATTCTTGGAATAAGAATTCATAATTGGACCATAGTTATCTTGCCTCCACATTGAAGGATTGTTTATATAAGGATAATGACTTGATACTACTAATTTCCCATTTGTTACGGTTGGAATGTAAGGAATAATATCATGAAACACATCATAATGAAGATGAACAATATCAAACTTATCTTGCTTCAATTCTTCAAGAATTTGATTTCTGTCTGGAGTATTGATGATTATACCAGTGTGATCTAAGTCTCCCATAATGGTAGCATAGTCCCATATCATCATCTCAACAGCACCCCAACCATTAGGTGGGATGGGCATAACACCAGGACCAATAAAAGCAATGTTCATAAGAAAACTCTATTCCTTTCAACTTTTGTAGAAACGTATGACTCATCATTATCACCCAGAGTTTTATGATATTCCAAACCCTGCATCATTGCATTATATCCTAAGATAACTTCAGTATTAAATTCAATACCTTCCATATAATACTTCTGCATATTATCAATCACGGTAGAATATAAATCCATATTTTCGCTGTTTGATAATGCAACATGGTCATTGATAGCATATTCAGTATGCTTACAATCACCCTTTACGTTTAGATAATTTAAATCAAAGTCTTCAACATTATACTTTTTATTGAAGATGTAGTCAAATCTACATCTAATTACACAATCATATCGAAAATTATTTTCAATTTCATGTTGCCGTTTCAAATCATTTGCCTTCTTCAGTGAATAAAAGAAGGACTGAATATTTTGAGACGGATTAGGGATAAAGGCACTACGGATTGGCCAATGCACAGAATCTCTGTATTGATTTCTAAAAGTTATTTGTCTTTGAAATTCACACTTGACTGGGTTCAAACTTTCAATTAAATATGATTCAATGCCAGTAAAATAAGAATCTGATGGCGTATCAATACGATATGGTGTTCTATCTTCTGGTATCCAAGTATGGAAGAAAAAATCTAATTCTTGATATGTTCCCCATGCTTTTTTTATATTATCAAGACTGTTTTTAACGTCTCTTGGTTGTCCACAAAAACAAAATGCTACTTTCATAGTACTTTAAGCAAATCAGAACATCTATTAATATAAGTATGATTTTCTTTTACATAATTAAAAGATTCCTTTACAAAATCCAAATCTGTTCTTTTCTCCATTGCATCATAAAATAGTTGAGTTACAGATGGATTGTATACACAATATCCGTCCATTTCTTTGAAAATTTCTTCGGAATTAGTGGTGCTCAAAAGACCATAACTTGCATTCTTAAATACTCGGCACGGAATATATCCAGTTTCTCTATTATCTTTTCCTCTTAGGTCAAGACCAAACAATGATCTTTTGTAATTTGAGATATAGTCATCTACAGAAATTTGATCTGATCCATAAGAATATGGATTAACTAGAAAATCAACATTATTTGTTTTACAAACTTCTGCAAATTCTTGTAATTCTGGTATATTAGTATACTGATCAGAATAAATTGTGCCAAGAAAAACAATAAGATTTTCTCTCTCTAAGTAAATATCATCCTCATTCATTTCTTCCGGCAATAAATCAGTTGCCCAATTAGTATAGATTTTGTCAAAGTCATCTATATCATAATCAACAAATCCATTTTTTAAATGAATTATTTTATTAGTCGATTCTTGATAATAGCAACAAGGACCTACCTTAACATCTTCGTCTTTATTACGTTCAAAAACATAATTTGGATTATTCATAAACTTTTGATTATATCTCATATCGATAAATTTTTTTACTTTACCGATATATTTTGAGGGATCATAAGCATTATGAACGTAATAAATGGATGTATTTTCAATTGGCATTTTATTACTGTCCCATGCTTCAGCAATAAAAATGCAGTTAGAATAATCTAGAGATGAATCATAATCATCATCACACATCCAGTGGGTTTCAAACCCTAATGATTTGAAACCTTTATAATACCCACCCCAAACATAACCTACAGTATTTTTATGAATGCCTTGTTCGTTTGGTTTAAATCCCCAGACAATTACCTTATATTGGGATTTTAAATTTTCAATATGATTCATGATTTATTTTTTTCTGGCAAATCCAATGCCATAATCTTGTGGGCAAGCATTTTCAACTACATCCCAAATATCTTTATTCAAATTTTTAATGAATAGATAAGGTCCAGTATGATGACTAGTATCATGGAATCCAACAATTCCACCATCATTTAGAAGATTTGAATATTCCCAATCTCTAAGAACTTGATTTACACTATGATCACCATCAATGAAAATAAAATCAAATTTATCTACACCCATAGTTTTAAAAATTTCTACATTCTCCTCATAGTTTGAACTACTACCTTGAATAGTGTAGATGTTTTCACCACAATCAATCAACCAACTACGATCTTCAATGTCAATTCCAACGTACTTGGTTTCGTCTTTTTTATTTTTGAAAAACACATGAGCAAAAGAGTTCTCACCATTTCTACCAATTCCAATTTCAAGAATTGCCGCACAGTTATCCCGAACCTTCAAAAATTGTTCAAGCAGTGCTGCTTTATTACACTCACTACACTCAACACCATCAAATGGATTTAAAACTCCTGGATCATTTTCAATACCAGGCCAAATATGTAGAAAATGATTAATACCTGCTTCAGTATCATCATAAGGCGTATTGCTTCTAATGTCCTTAATAAGGTCAGTTTGCCACTTCATGAATTAATCTCCTTGTTAAATTAAATAATCTTCAGTAAATAAAATTCTTTTTTATATATTCGTTTTAAAAGAGGGAATCAAAAATCTAAAACCCACTCAGGTAAAGAACCTCCTCCAGTTTCATACCCCCATTTATCAATAGCAGCACGAAACTCTGGACCAGGAGTTTTGTCGATTGCCTGACGCATTGCCAGAGCACCTGCCAGAGTGCCACCTGGGTGCCCATGAACTGCTCCACCACAATTAGCAAGGAAGTCTGTACCAAACTTCTCTGCGGTCGTGTTGACAATGCCTGGATGCATACCACAGCTCAGTGCGGGAAGAACATTTCTCTTATGAAGTGTTGCCATGGTTTGACGAAGTTCATTTTCGTCATCGCTTAGATATCCACCCCACATTCCAGCGTGAATCGTATCCACACCACAGAGACCAGCAAGGTCACAAAGAACGTCCCAATCTATTCCAAATGCGTGGCGTTTATCCGTAAGGATTTTGTCTCCACTCTTCTGATAATGGATAAACAATGGTAGGTTCATTTTTCTTACAGAGTTATAAACTCCAAGACCTGACCAGAAATTAATATGAATACCGTTACCACCATTCTCTGCAACAAATTTAGCACGATCAAGAATGGTATGATGATCACCATTAATGCAGAATGTATAGATTACATTTCTCCCACAATTATTAACAATGTTAGAAATAAGTTCTACACGATCTTCAAGACGACAGAAGGAGGGATTAGAAAGAATCTCATCTTCTTTAATAAAGTCTACGCCTCCGTCAAGAAGTTCTTTCACCATCTCGGAGAGAGTTTGTGGAGAGATACCAGTTTTTGGTTTTACAATCGCACCAGAAAGAGGTTTGTCATAACGATTAACAAACTTTCTAATTCCATCAATACCATTTTTAGGTCCAAGGAATGATGCTTCAACATCTGCAGGAAACTCTAACTTCTGCAGTCTGCAAACTTTGAATACATCAATGTCTAACTGACCACCCATCAATTGACAAAGAAGGTGAGAAATTCCATCTCCCTCCCAGTCAGTATTAACTTTAGGGAAACCAATTTTTACTTGCCCTTTGGTTTGCTGAGAAAGTTCATTTTCGTCAGCGTAAATCACACAAGATGCTAGCTCAAATAGTTCATCGCTTTCCCAACGATTACGAACTTTTGGGTTACCAACGCTTTGTCCAATGGCAAGATTCCAAGCAGCATCTCTCAAAGTGCCAAGGTTTTCATAAGATTCAATGTAGTAAGTTGCAACTACACAACGATCTTTTTCGTATTCAGTTAGTTCTCTAAAAAATTTCATTTTTCAATCTCAAATTTATCAGAAGGAATGGAGGGGACTTTCACACAAACAACAGTACAGTCTTCAAGAAAAACAGGATCTGCAATCTCTCCTTTATCAAAGACAAATACATCACCACTATTTAGCTCTTTTCCCTGGACGGTCATTTTACCAGAAACAAGAACATTATATTCAATAGTTTCTTTGTGATAGTGTGCTGGCCATTGCTCTCCTTTGGGATGGGTAAGAACGCCAACTTCAAAACCACTTGTCTTCAACAAAGAGGGTTCAAAGTTTCCAATGAACCACCCACGGACATAATCTTTTATCTTTGTAACGTTCATAATTTTTGCAAGAAAGAATTCAAATCCTCTGGGACTCCAACTGGATTATGTTGATAGTTTGGAATATGATGAATTCCAACTTTCAAACCCTGTTTAATCATATAATTATATGTCGGACCAACATAAAATTCACCATTTGGAGCAGTATCTTTACATTGTATCATACTTTCTGCACTTTGCACAAAATATTTTCCTTTTCTCCAGTAATGAATTCCATTTAAAGAAACATCACTAATAACTTCTTTTTCTTTTATCTCCTGAACAAATCCCATTTTATCAATTTTGGCATAACTATTCTTTGGTGTAGTTGTGGTATAAGTAACAACTAATCCGTCATACCTATAATATCTTGCAGTATTAAGAAATAAATTTGGATCCCACCACATGATTTGATCGCAGTTAGCAACAACTAACTCATCTTCATTATTGATATAATCCCGAAACAAAAGACAACTAGATGCTGGACCAGAAGTTGTTTCGTCAACACTAATTATTTTTGAATCTGGAAAGATAGAGTGTAATAAATGGCACACCTGATCATAGTAACTGTCTTTACGAATAACAAAATGATAAGTTCCAACTAATCCTAAAGATGCCAGAGCAACTTGAATCATTGGAGAACCATTAACGTTAATTAGTGGTTTTGGGACTTTGTAGGTGTCTCTGGGGAAACGTGTTCCCTCACCTGCCATAGGAATAAGAATATTCATTAAAATCTGGGCAATGATACTGGAATAGAATGACCTTCTGCTTTCACTTTATAAAGATCAACCATTTTTCTATGAACTAGTTCTGGAGACCAAGCACCATTATTTGTTCTTTTACATTCTTCAATAAGATGATCATAACAGGGAAAACAACTATTAAACACGTCCATAACGTATGAGTTACCAAAATTCAACCAGTCACAAATTAATCCAGGAGTAACAGATTCTTGATTATTAATATTCGTGTATGTTACAGCATTTGGATTATAGTTAGAAAGTTCCAAAGGAGTATGTGGTGCAGTATCAGTTCTTGCCCTGATAACCCAATCATACTTAAAGTTATTTTGATATTCAAACTTTTTCTTCAAAAGATTTGCTTTGTTCAGACTATAAAAGTATGAAATTTGATTTGACTTAATCAAATTCATAAAACCCTTTGTTCCATTTTTCATATTGTCTGGAGCATTAGGTGTTGCCCAATCATTATATTTTCTCATACTTGCTTCAAAGTCCATGCTGTCGTCTTGAAATGACATGCTTTCTTCAACTTCAAGACCGATAGGATTATAAAGTTCTTTAAAAGTTTCTAAAGCATTTGGACTAATAGTTTGAGTTGGCCAATTTCCTTCATACTTATAAGGAGTTTTCAATAGGTTTTCATCAAACCACAAATGAGCAAATACATCTACATCATATTTGCTAACAATATTTTCAATTAAATAAGGAGCACACTCCTTTACGAATCTGGGTTGACCAGAAAATATTAAAGCTACTTTCATCTTATCAAAACTTCCTAATTACATTATAATTGTCAGTGGGTTTTTTGTAAAGAACAGACGCTCCTCCAGTGGCTGTGGGTGTTCGAATATTGAACTCGTGATATTCAATGCCATACTTCTCACCAAGTTGGGCAATGATTCTGTGATGCCCAACAACACCTTCTTTAAAGTGCTCTTCAATTTTAGAAAGTTCAGTAAAAAACTCAAGTTTATTTGTTGGAGTGATGAAGAACCAATCTGAAGCTGGTCTATCTGCTCCAGCAATATATCCGTCTTGATTGATAATTACTTTGGATTCTAAATCTTTCATAGTTACTTCTGAATGAAAGACTAGATCCGTTCTCATTCTGACAACAAATTGATAGTCATTTGGGTTGTCAATAAGTTTGATACAATCTTCGATACCTTGAAACTGACATTTTTGTCTATAAAAGAGGTCTCTCAAGATTTCTTCAGAAACCCCACCCAAATCTGGTTCTGCATTTTTACCATTAAATTCAAGATGACTAAAGTCATAAGGTGGAATAGTGGCAATCTTTTTAAGATTTAAAGGTCCATAGAGTTCTTTGAAATCTTCTACTTCATTAGTTTCAAACTTGTCGTCATGACTAACATGCATTAAAGTATTTTTCCAATCCTCAGGCCATTGAAACATCGCATAGATGTCATAATCTCCAAGACCATCTAGAAAATTAGTCTTAATATTTTCGAATTGTTTTCTAACAAATCTGGGATAACCAGAAAAACAAACAGCAAATTTTTTAGTCATTTCAGTATTCTCCAATCATAGCGGGGTAATCAGTACAGATAGCAAATGGTGTTCCTAAAGTTTTATCCTTATTAAAAGACTCCAAATCAGATTTACTAATCCTAGGTATGATAATGTTATCATTCAACAAAACCGATTCTAAGTCATTATGCAACCAAATTTTTCCAACGGATGTATAGACAAATGGATCATTCGAGTGACAAAATGAATGATATGCCCAACATTCAGTTGCTGCTTCAATATTTTTACAGTGTAACCACAAATAGTGCCTACGCTTATCTATCCAATTATGGTCAACCTTGTACTGTGGTTCATCGTGACCTAACCAAAGTTCACCATTGATTGAACGAACGTCAATTTCCACATCATATCCATTACCGATTGCACAATCAATGTAACTAGGACGATTTTCCTTGTCAGGTACAGGACCACGAATGTTTCCGCGATGAGAAATAATTTTCATAATTCTTCAATCCGTAATGATTTGTCTTCAATGAATAAGTCATAAAAAGGTTTATCCACTCTTAACTCATGATACTTCGCTCCCCACTCAGCAAGTTGTTGACTTGTAAGTTCTGTCCAATCAATTTGCTTTCTAGAACCACGAGCAGTCCAATAAACTATTGTATGACCTTCGTCATAGAGTTTATTAATCTTTTCTATATTCTCTGGGATAGGTTTTGCTTTGGTGTAATCATGAGTTGTGCCAAAGTCAACAGAAGTTTCCCGATGACAAATGGTTTCGTCAATATCAACATAAATGATTTTCATTGATAGAGTTTTCTTCTATAGTTTTCATTTGGACAGGTATCGACATCAGCGACTTCTTGCTTAGTCAGGAACTTAACTCCACCTAGAAGTTTTGCTCCAATAAAAATATCAGCAGATTTTTCACACATTAAGGTTGCGGCAGCGCAATCTTTTTTAGATGCAGATGCTGTGATTATACCATGATTCTGCAATAAAATCAACTTTGGAAAGTATCCTTCATAATCAACAAATGCAGATACGTGCTTTTCTACAAGTTTTAAAATTGCCTTTCCAGGTGGTGCATAAGGAACTACACAGGACTTAGTTCCATTTCTCACAATCTGATCAGGGAACCAACGGTGATTTGCAAACTGATATAACTGATTAGAACAGAGAATTTTAGTTGTGTGTGGTGGGTGAGTATGAGCAATAAAGTTTATCTCTGGAAAAGTTCTCATAATCCAAGCGTGAAATGAAGTTTCAATACTTGGTTTTTTATGAGAAGAATCTAACTGAACTCCATGGATATTACATAGTGTCAGGTCTTCATTAGATAGAGTATGAAGACTAGTCCCACTTGCCTTAATTAAAAAAGTATTCTCTCCGTCTCTTACAGATACATTACCCTCACCACAGATAGTGTATTCACTGATTTCTCTTGCTAGTTCTATTATTTCAGACATTGTTAAGAAATGTTTTTAGTTTATTTAGATCCACCTTCCAAGGTGAGTTTAGACCACCAGAAATAGAAAGCGCACCATCACTCTCTACACTTTCTTCTACCTTCTCAACAAACTCAGTGTCGTTAAAGTGATGAAGTTGTGTGTGTATCATTGAATACTCAAAGCGCGTATTAATATCAAAGAACAAAGGGCTGTTGATTGAAATGACCTTGGTTTCTGGTGGCGAAAAGATTACGTTACACATACCACCACCAATAGGACCAGCAACATACTTTGCAGAATTGAAGAGTCCAATCTTTTCTTTCATTGTCATATTTTCACAGAAGACTTCTTCATATCCCTGGGATTTAAAAAATTCTGCTACTTCATCCTCATTCACACAACGACGACGCTCTGTGTAGTTGGTGCCGATGTTTTCAAAGTTATTATGTAACCAAGTTCTACGTGAGATATAAATCTTCTCTGGTCCTTGATAGTCACCCTTCATACGGTTAATAATATCAAAGACCCCCGAATGTGGCGGAGTGTTTGATAGTCCATTGTGAGTTAATGAAGAACCAACTACAACCGTATTATATAAGGTATCTGGATTGAGAAACACTACGTCCTTACGACCTATTCCCAAAAGTTCCAGGCATTCCCATACGAAGGGATACAAATCGTCTTTACCCTCAGGAGGACTTACAAGAAGTTTCAGGTCTGGATGAATCTCTTTCTCATTAAAGTATGAATAGAGATAAGGCAATGTATCATAAATGAAATGATAGTAGTTTGCCACATTGTACACAAAGTAAAATACAGGAACTGAGCAGAAGTTCTTAAAGATCATTGGAACTTCAACTTCATATTCCATCGTCTCCTCATATACTGTCCCTCTCCCAAGAGACATAAACATCTCCTTGGTTGGAAGATGTAGTTTATGAGTTTGGTGAGAATAAATGAGTGGTTGTGGATAATGCTTGGATAGTCCTACAAATTGGCAAGAGAAAAAGTATGCAACCTCAATATCTCTGCCATTCTCATCTTTTTCTTTTATAAGTCTTGTTCTTCCAGAATTCCAATACTCAATTGGTAAAATAGTCTTTTGCGTATTCATAAAGATGCCAATCAACTTTATTAAAAAATCTTTGCCAATACTCGTAGGTTTTTAAATCGTTAGGTGTTCCCCAACAAATATATTCATCTATTTCAAAATTTTTAACTTTATATCCAAGTTCTATAGCTTCATTTAATAAGTTATCAATATAGAACTCATTGTTTGTTCTCTTATTTTTATTATAAAGTTGTTGAAGAGGTTCAAGATAAGTGTCCTTATTTCTAAAGAACATTGTTCCTACAATAGCATACTCTTCTACAGGATTTGTTCCTTTAAATTCTTTTACATTTACATTCAAGACGTTTTGATTTTCATCAATGTCTAACCAAGAATACATATTTGGATTGTAGTAACTTGTATAATTGTTCCTATAACTCCAAACAATTATATCATTTTCATCATCATTTACCAAATCTAAAAACTTATTAGCATCATAAAATACACCATTATCACAGGCAGAAATCAATATTGATTCAGACTCAATTTCATTTACAAGACGTTCTGTTGTACAAGCTTGTCCTGGCAATACATCATCAATCCATACAATATTACCAAGGATAGAGAATCTTCTGTGTCCACGTAAACAACCAAAAATAGTTTTATCAGTTTTAGGCAGACAACGAAGTGCTTGGTCAACCATTCTTTTACCATTCACCGAAATAAATGGTTTTGGTTCCGAATATCCTTCTTTTAAAAATCTACTCCCAGCTCCTGCCATTGGTATCAAAGTGACAGTATTTGGAATAAAAATTTCCTTTTGCCCATGAAGTGTTTTTTCATAATAGTTGGACCACTTTTGATACATATCAAAATCAAGTGGCGTTCCCCATTGTAACATATGAGGAACTTCATAAACCTTGTTTATAAGATTATCTCTTATCATTAAATTATGAACAAGACTTACATAATATTCACCATTGATATTTACGTCTTCTTCAATTAACTGCTGAAAATATTTTTTAACATATTCACCTTTACGAAAATAATAAGTTCCAGTAGAAGCATACTCAGACATTTTATTGTCGGTAAAGGGTTGCTTCTCCCTTATTTCCAATATGTCATTGTGCAAGTTGACTTTACAGAAAGCATAATTATCACCACCTAACATGTGTGGATGAAATCCCGTGTAACAAACAACACAACTATCACACTCAGTTTCATCTACAAAATTTTCAAAATCTTGATAATCCCAATACATTGAAAAGTCGCAGTAATTAACAACTACTTGTTCATCATCTTCTATGTGCTGTAGTGCTTGAGAAACTGTATATACTGGTCCTTTTTTATGAGAATCAATAGTTACAATTGTTTTATTACTTACAATATCATTCAACAAATTTACAACCTCTGTCTCCTGCTCATGTTTATCATTTATAATAAACAGAAAATTACTATCCTTAGGATATAAATCAACAATATGCTCTATGACTCTTTTATTGTTAGCGTGAATTAGATACTTTGGAATTTGATATCCCGCGTCTATAAATCTGCGGCTCATTCCAGACATTGGAATAACAATTTTCATATTATGGTTTTTCAAAAGAGAAAGTAGCAATATGCAAACCAATTGCCGATTGATAGATTGGTTTGTATTCTGATTGTTCGTATTCCTTTTTATATGGACTAGTTAACTTCAATCCAGATGATTCTACAATATCAATCAAATCTTCTGGAAGAAGGAATCCACCTGGTTGTGATGGAGGGAAAACAAGAGAAACGTCAGTAGACATGAAAAATTTCCCACCCTTTTTCAAGATTCTAAAAATTTGATCTGCGACTTGCTTTAGACCAACATTTTTAAATTCTTCATTACTTACGGGATTGAATTCATGTATAGCACAAAGATCGGTTACAACATCTACACTCTCACTATCCATTTCTTTTATCTCCAATAAAGCGTCTCCAATAACCATCCTGATTAGATTTTTAGGGCACCAATTTTCAATAACTTCAATATCAATTCCAGTGACATCATTTCCCCAACTGGCAATGATATAAGGAACAACCCCAGTACCAGGACCCAATTCCACAACCTTTAAATTATTTTTATTTAAAGATCTGAATTGCTCAAGAACAGAAACCCATTTTGAAAATCCAGCAGGAACATTCCATAGTTCTCTATGCCTAAATCCCTTTTCTGGGTACTTTTCTTTTTTAATTATTTCAGAGAATACTGAAACATCGTCTTCGGTTAAAAGTCTATTAAATGTGACTTTTGATTCTGTTTTTGATTTCATTTTTTAAGTGCCAAGATTATTTTGAACTGTCATAAAAAGTATTTTCAGTAAACCATTGATATGATTTTTTCAATCCATCACGAAGAGTATGTTTTGGTTTCCATCCAAGACTAGTCATTTTAGAATAGTCTAGTGGTCGATTTGGAGTTCCATTTGGACGAGTCGTATCCCAATTAATTTCCCCATGATATCCAACAATTGATGCAACCGTATTTGCAAGATTGAGGATACTAACATTCTCCCCAGAACCCACATTAACAACTTCGGCATTTTCAAATTTATCCATAGCAAAAAGACAGGCATCTGCCAAATCGTCAGAATATAAAAATTCTCTCATTGGCGTACCGTCACCCCAAAAAGTAACAGACTTACCATTGGAATTATTGAACTTGGTTATCATTGCAGGAATAACATGCCCATTTTCTGGATGAAAATTATCTCCAGGTCCATAAATGTTGGACGGCATTAGAGAGACACTTTTAAATCCATACTGTTTATGATATGCCTGAAGCATTTTAATTCCAGAAATTTTAGCAATAGCATAAGCATCATTTGTTGGTTCTAGATATCCAGTCATTAAAGATTCTTCTTTAACTGGAACCTCTGCATACTTAGGATAAATGCAGACAGAACCAATAAAGAGAAACTTTTTAACGCCATATTTCCAAGCATAATGAATTAGATTAGTTTGAATTTGAATATTCTCATACACAAATTCAGCCGAATAAACATTATTTGCATTAATACCACCTACTCTGGCAGCAGCATCAAACACATATTCAATGTTTTCATTTTTAAAGAAATCTTCAACCTGCTGTTGATTGAGGAGATCAACTTCACTTCTTGTTCTAGTAACTATATTGGTATATCCATTTTCTAGAAGTGTTCTAACAATTGCAGAACCAACAAGACCTCTATGACCAGCTACAAATATCCTAGAATTTTTTTCCATAATTTTAAATCAAACAACTACAACTTGAGGGGTTGGGAGAGGAAACAATAATTTTTTTCCTTTAAATTTAGAACTGCTAACAAAAAAGGATCTAAAGTGCCAAGGCAGAATTACGAATACGTCATAATCATCAATAACAGCGTTTTCGGATTTAATTGGAATCCAAGTTCCAGGAGTATAAGATCCATCCTTGTCTGGATTAACATCACCAACAACTTCAATATCTTTTGGTGTAATTTTCCAAGTTTGAAGAGTTACATTTCCCTTTGTACTTGCACCAAGAGCAGCAACTTTCAATCCCTGTTTTTGATAATCAGTGACAATTTCCCAAAACTTATTTTTACAATCTTCAATACGTTCAGAAAATTCTTGCCAAGGTTTAGTGGTGTCAAGTTTTAAATCAAGTTCTTCTTGAATAATATCATTCACTCGTTGAGTTGCCTCTTCATATTTACTATTTTTATTTGCAACTACCAAAGAGATACTGCCACCATTAACATCATTAAACTCAAAATCTATAATTTTAAAGTTTGATTTGTCCATGATATATTTCAATTGCCTCATTCCATAATAAGACAAATGCTCATGACAAATTGTGTCAAACGAATTAACACGTAACATTTCAGGCATATAACTTTGTTCTAAAACCCAAACACCATCTTGAGGGTCAAGAACAGAATTTACTTCTCTTGCAAACTGACAAGGATCTTCCAGGTCATAGAACATGGAGAATGAAGTAACTAGTTTTGCCTTTTCATCTCCAAGAAATTGCTTATAAGTTTTTTCACTAAAAAAGTCAGCAATATAACCTACGTGTTCTTTATAATACTTAGAAAACTTTTTAGAAGTTGGATCGACACTAATAAGTCTTAGATAGGAAGGAAAAAATCCAAGAAAAGTTCCATCATTGCCTGCAATATCAATGACTAAATCTTTTTCCTTTAAAGTCAAAAAATCAGTAATTTTTTTATATTTTTCTTGAAGATGATTGACCATACTGGAATTCAATCCAGAGCGATATCCATATTCATTACCATACATTGTTGGCAAATCAAATGTGTGTTTGAGTTGAACATGTCCACAACCACCTTTAGACTCATCACACTTCACAAGTGTAAGAGGTCCTCGGTAAAAATCATCAGAAATATTTTTTGGAAAAATTCCAGAGATGTATTGATCTCCAAGATCTAGTACAGAAATTAAGTGACTATTTCCACAAACTCTGCATTTTTCAATTTCATAAAACATATTATTATTCATTAATACACATATCCTCAACTAATTTTTTAAAAGAGGTTTTAGGTTCCCAACCTAATTTCTTTTTTGCTTTAGAGGCATCACCTAATAAGGTCTCTACTTCAGCGGGTCGAAAATATTTAGGATCAATTATAACACGGACCAATCCAGTATTGCTATCAATACCAACCTCATTCAGACCCTCTCCTTGCCACACGATATTCATTCCAAAATATGGTGCTGCTTGCTCTACAAACTCACGAACAGAATACTGAACACCAGTTGCAACCACATAATCATCAGATTTATCTTGCTGAAGCATTAACCACATTGCTTCTACAAAGTCCCTAGCGTGTCCCCAATCACGTTTTGCATTTAGATTGCCTAGAGTAAGAACTTCTTGCTTACCTTCGGATATTGCTTTTAAGGCTCTAGTAATCTTACGTGTTACAAATGTTTCACCTCGACGGGGGGATTCGTGATTGAATAGAATCCCAGTACAAGCATACATTCCATATGCTTCACGATAGTTCTTTGTAATCCAGTATCCATAAACCTTAGCACATCCATAAGGAGAACGAGGATAAAATGGTGTGGTCTCCTTCTGAGGAACCTCTTGCACCAATCCAAACATTTCTGAGGTTGATGCCTGATAGATGCGAACCTTATTCTCCATGCCAAGCAAACGAACTGCTTCAAGAACACGTAGAGTTCCGAGAGCATCTGTTTGACCTGTATATTCAGGCATCTCAAAAGAAACCTTTACATGACTTTGGGCACCAAGATTATAAATTTCATCTGGTTGAACTTGTTGAATAACTCTAACCAAATTTGTTGAATCAGTTAAGTCTCCATAGTGCAACTTAATTTTATTGTAAATATGGTCGATACGATGAGTATTGATTAAAGAACAACGACGAATAATTCCATGAACTTCATAACCTTTATTTAAAAGAAGTTCTGCAAGATAGGAACCGTCCTGTCCTGTAATACCAGTAATTAATGCTGTCTTCATACCAAAAATACTTTTTTTTATTATACCAAAAAAGGAGAGTTTATGCAACTCTCCTCTCAGGTCTTTTCATGCACGCCACCAATTCTTTGACTGGAAATTGGAAACCAGGCGGGAGAGAGTCCCATCCGCACCACTTGCTCTTGAGAGAAGCAAGAAACTCATAATAGGGTCATACTTGACTCCACCACTTAGTTTTACTTAACTAAGAAAAGTTGGGATAACTTTGATATCTCGGAAATACCAAAAAATGCACATAAGAATAGCACATCCCAAAGTTTAAGTTTAATAGCAAAAGGCACCGTGAGTAATCCTCCAACAACTTTTATCATTAAACCATATTTAAAATCTCCCCATAACATAGTTTGATAACCAATAATGAGAAGAACGTTGCCAATGTATCTTAAGATACTTGTTTTAGACATAAGGGGTTTGCTCCCGACCAGTTTTTTTTACGACTCTCCATGTCACTCTAACTTTTTTTTCTTCCAATATTCTTTTTTAGCAATGGATAATTTTAACCTTGTTTCTGAAGAAAAATATTGGGGGTTTTTCTTTTTTGTTTCTTTTATTTTATTTTTATGCTCTTCAGTTAGAGGTTTTCCGTAAAATGGATGATTTTTTCCACTTACAGATTTTGATATTTTTTTCTTGGTTTCTTCAGTGTGTTTTTTACCTATCCATGATGGCGGAGTATTATATCTTCCCCCATCATTAATGTTTTCTAAAATACCACCTTCAGATTTTTTACCAAATAAAAATATCATATACATTTCATGATTAAATGCTTCTTCTTCTGTTAGATTATTTTTCAGAATAAGAACTCTATCTTTCGGGGGGACAGAGACATTATCATGAACATGATAAGCTCTACGACCAGTTCCTTTTCCAATATAATAAGGACGATTATTTAATCCCAAATAACAATAGGTATAAAACTGACGCATAACTACTCTGGTTAATCTATTTTATTTATAATAGACCAGTGCTGTTATAGACCATCCGTGTCTATTTAATCAAGCAACTTCTACAGATTCAAGATCTTGAGCGATGCATTCAATGAGAATGTCATAATTATCAAGAGGATCTTCAGAGAAAACCACACCTACATTTTCATAATAACGGCGAACTTTTTTGTAAAGTTTCGGATTCTTTACGTCAAGATAAAATTCACCATTAGCAGCAGAACGAAGAGTGCTAATGTCTTTTTTGAATTTGGCAGTGAGAGTCATTGTTTTGTTTGTTGACTTGGTAATTATAGAGGAAATGAGATTGAAAGTCAAGAGAGACAGTCAGTTAACTGTCTGATGCTCGTTGTCGGTTACGATCCGACCTGTGCCGATTTATGAGATCGGTGCTTTCACCAGATAGCTAAACGAGCAGGTACGAGTGCCTGGATTTGAACCAGGTCAAAGCCGCTAATCTGGCGGAAAGAGTTTATAAGACTCCTCTGACTACCAAGTCTCACTCGCATAAAACTCACGAACCTTCTTCGTGATCAGTGTGAATGCGTATGACTTCATCATCCACATTAGCATCTTCAAATATTTCTACAACTTCTTTGTATGGAACCATAACAGCGTTTCCGTGCTCGCTTGTTATAATAAAAGATTCTCCGTTTTCAACTTTATTCATGAGATTATCAAAATCAGATTGAAATTCTTCGACTGTAAATTTTTTAAGTTCGTTAATTTCTAAATTCATTTTCATAAAGTAAAGTTTTATGAGTCGGAGTGGAGAGGATCGAACTCCCGTCTTCATCTTCCCAAAAGATGCCGTCTACCGCTGACTTACACTCCGTTGTTCTTATGTATAATACCAGAATTATCTTATCTTGTCAACCACAGCAAGAACACCATGAGCATAAAAGAACAAGAGAATTGAACCAATACTTGCACTTATGATTGTAGCAGTTTTATTGTGATTGTCAATTGCTTTTGCAACTGATTGATCAATCATTGATTGAATTTCATCTTTATCCATTTTTACTATTAAGAAATTTCTCTAAAGGATCTCTTTTAGTTTTAACAATTTCACACGCCCTCGTATAAAACATATTATTTGTATTGCCAGATTTCTCAAATGTCTCTTTAATCTTCACCCAATTATTATAGGTGTGAGAATCCATTTTTATATCTCCTAGTATTACTAATTTATAGTAGTCACTATTTGAAGATTGTCAAGTATGTGTTGATATTAGGATATATCTTAAAGTTTTGTAGTTATTGTAACGGAAGCGACTGGATTTGAACCAGTGGTGCCTTTCAGCACTCTTGTTTTCAAGACAAGTGCAATAAACCGCTCTGCCACGCTTCCAATAAAAGTCCTTAACGGACTTCAAAATCTAAACGTCTTACTTTACGTTGGCGTCTTGCTTCCTGAAAGGCAAGATCTTCGTTTGAAAGAACTCCTGATTTTGTTTTTGTCTGAATAGAGTTTAACATAACAATCTTGGATAAGTCAAGTGCTGAAATCTTATCTCCACGAATAGATGCCATATTTGAACATCCGCAAGTAATTGTTTTGACAGGATGACCTTCTATTTCTCTGTTGCACGACTTGCAACGAATGCGTAAGTTTTCCATTATTAATTGTCAGTTTATTATTCTAAAAATGATCTTAACATCCAATGGAATTTTCCATGTGATTCCATTAAACTTTGAACTAAATTTGAAGTTGCGTATTGCTTTTGTTTATCTGCTTCTTCAGAAATTTCTGCAAATACTTCTATAATTTTTTTATTGTCATCACGCAACTGCCTAACCATTTCATTTGCATCAATTGATTGAGCACTATTTGATGCTTGGTCAATCGTCGATACTTCAACAACTCTTGAAAGAGTGCTGACTGGTTTCATACCTAAGTATCTCATATGTTCTGTGAGAGTGTCAATCTCTTCAAACATTGCTTCATACTGCCCACCAAAGAGAGTATGAAGTTGTTGAAAGTCAGGACCAACTACATCCCAATGATAAATCCAAGTTTTTTGGAAGAGAACAAAAAGAGATGCCTGAGCATCACTCAATAGTTTGAACAGTTTTTCCATTATACTTTTTTTCAAGTATTTATGCAAGTGGGAGCAGAGGGATTCATTTTTTACTTATTCATACAAAACTTAGGATGTTGCTTGTTTTTACTGTA